ACTGTGCCGTTACAGCCACCGCCTCCGCCACCCAGCCCATCGGTGCCATTGCCGCCCTGTCCTCCGCCTCCGCTTTGGAAGTTTGCGCCTGTGCCACCGCCACCTGATCCGCCAGATCCACCGTTACCAGTGCTGCCATTGCCATAACCGCCACCGCCACCCCCACCACCTGCGTAGGTAGTGCCGTTGATCGGCCAGGTATAGCCAGCACCGCCGTTCTGACCAGTCGAGACGTTGGGATTGTCGCCACCCTGCCCGCCTGCGCCGCCGCCGCCGCCAGAACCCTGCTTGTTGCCGCCATTGCCGCCCCTGTAGCCAAGGAAGGTGCTCAGCGTGCCGCTGCCCTGTGTGGCTGATCCGCCTGAGTTGTTGCCGCCGCCGTTGGTACCACTGGCACCAGAACCGCTACCGCCACTGCGCCCGCTGGCTCCAGCACCACCGTAGGCTGTTTCAACATAGGTAAGGAACGATATGCTGCTGGCACCGCCATCTCCGCCAGAGTTGGTACCGCTGGTTGATCCTGTGCCACCGCTGCCCACTGCTGTGACAGTGATCACAGTGCCCGTGTTGATGTTCACGCTGCTAGCCACTGCTACACCGCCTCCGCCGCCACCGCCGCCAGCTTCCTGTAGCCCGTTGGTGCTGCTGCCACCACCACCTCCGCCCACCAAGATCCAGCTGACTGGTATGGTAGATGCATTTACGTCGCCTGTGTTGGTAGCAGGGAAAGCTCGGCCGTCTCCCCAGATTATGCGCACCGCACCTGCTGCTCCATTGCCTGGACCTGGACCGTTGTTGCCGCCACCGCCACCATAGGCACCGCCGTTACCAGTCTGATTGTTCTGACCACCACCGCCCTGTGCGCCGCCCGATCCACCTGTACCACCGCCTGATCCGCTTGCTTGTCCATTACCGCTGGCACCCTGTCCAAGGATGCCTACACCACCACCGCCTGAACCGCCGTTGTTGTTGGTACCACCGTCGTAGCCACCTGCACCGCCGCCGCCACCTTGTCCGTTGCCCACGTTAGCATCGCCGCCTTGACCACTGTAACCACCTGCACCGCCGCCGCCATAGCTGCCATTGCCTCCTCGGCCGCCACCATCGCCCACATATAGACCGCCTGTGTTGCCATTGGCTCCGAGGCCTGCCACGGTGGTATTGTTGATGAAGTAGCTGTCTCCTGCTTGCCCGCCATTGCTGTAATTGCCCACGTTTACCGTGTATTGCTGCCCTGGTATGACCTTGATGTTGTTCTTCCAGCCCAGACCGCCGGCACCACCTCGGCTGCCACCGCCTACGGCTACCACGCTGACCAATCTCACGTTAGTTGGTGCGGTCCACTGATAGCTTCCTGCTGTAGTAAATGCCACTTGACTGGCGACAGGTTTTGGATAACCACTGAGGAATCCAAAACCCTTGGCACTGGCAACACCTCTGGTTATCACGGTTGGCATGGTAACCTCATGCGAACTGCGACTGCGATGCCAGTGCTGTGTAGGTTGCAGCAGCTGTCTTGATTATGGTATAGCTGTAGATGTCAATGCCATTGGCATTACCTGATGTGGGAGCAGAACCTCCCTGCCATTTGGCAGTGACTGACACACCATCTATCTGTAGGCCAGTGGTATAATAAGGTGACGATCCCTGTGTAGCCATGAAGACCAAGGTCATGCTCTGCCCGATGGCCAGCACAGAATTCAGAGAGGCTGTGGGCGAAAACGTGATGTTCAGCGTCCAATTGCTAACGGCATTGGCTGTGTAATACAGCACTGATTGGCTTGACACGTTATACAGCACGCTACCACCTGCAGCTGTAGCCAACACCGTGGTAGTCTCTGCTGCGTTTGTCAGTATCTCAGCTATGGCAGAACTGGTCCCGGTGAATGTCTGCGTGCCATTGTACACGCCCGAGCCAAACACCGCCAGTGCCACGTTGCTGGTGAGACCGATGGCACCACTAGTGCCCACCGTGAGACCGCCATAGATGCTGCTGGTTCCTATGCCAACTCCGCCACCACTGGTCCACAGCTGAGTGCCGCCAACTCGTAGGCCATCTTGGTCCAGCCAAAGCAGTTGATTAGTGGTCATTGGTTCTGCTCCAAAATCCTGATACGCTGTTCAAGTTCTGCGATTTTCGCTGACTGCTCCTTGACTGCTTGTATGAGCAAAGGTACCAACTTATCATATTGAACTGTTTGATAATTTTCTCCACTTATGCTGCTTCCGTCTGGTGCGATATCAAAAGGAGCTTGGCGCACGACCTCAGGCATCACTGCCTGTATCTCCTGTGCCAGCACGCCTACCCGGCGAGCAGTCTTGTCTTCACGCAGCAGCTCCACTGCCAGATCGTTAGCATTGTAATACACGCCGCTGATGCTGTTGATGATGTTGATGGCATTGCTGATGGGCTCGATGTTGTCCTTGAGACGACGATCCGAATAGTAAGCGTAGACTTCGCCAGTTACAGTGAGGTTGTTGGCCATGGCCACGTTGCCACTGGTGTTGATGCGCAAGCCCTTGGCGATGCTGCTCCATTGGCTGATCACGAACTGACCAGTTTCAGTGCTGCCGTTGTGGAAGATGATGCCGTGATCGCCTGGTTGTACATAGGGATTGTAGCTGCCGCTGGCCCAGTTGCTGTTGATATATGTGTATTGCGTGCCGTCTGATGAGACTATGTCACTGGATGTGCTGGCACCAGGGATTCTCTGTACCGTGAACTTACCGTATGTGGTAGTGGTTGTGCCAACTGCCACATTGCTGTCGGTGTTGATAAACAACTGATTGGAGTTGTTGTTGGCGAAAATTGTTAGGCTACCATTGCTCCATGTGCCCAGAGCACCAGCAGGACCTGCCGAATACAGTGCCAAACCATTGCGACCTGTGCCACTGGTGGTGTTCTGCATGACCACACCGCTGTAGATACCGCTGCTGCCATATATGGTCACTTCTTTGTTGAGCTGGGCGCTAGGTGTGGTTATGCCCACGAGCAGATCACCATTGCTGTTGTTGCGCATGGATTCTGTGTAGATTTCGCTGCCTATGGCGCCTGTGAAATTGCTGAACTTCAATCCGCCGCTGGTCAGTGCCACGATGTTGCCACCGCCACCTGCACCACCGCTGGCCAACTCTATGCCACCACCTGTGTTGGCAAAGATGGTCAGGGGATTGTTGAGATTAGCACTGGGTGTGAACGTGCCTATGCCAACTGCACCCTGGATGCTGGCACCGTTGGCGTTGGTCAAAGGTGCAGTTCCTACATAATTGTTGCCGATGACCAAGCTGCCGTTGATCTCCATGGCATTCTGCGGCTGCGTGACTGCATTGATGCCCACGCGATAGTTGGTGCTAACGTAGCTCCAGGCTATGGCCGGAGAAGTTGCTGCGCTGTCGCCCCTGCGCAGATAGCCTATGCTCTGTGGTATGCTTGGATCATAGCCCAGCACAGCACCATAGCTGACCACGTTACCCACGGTTATCTCTTGCCTTGCGGCGTTGCCAGGTCGGCTGTTGAACAGCACATAGTCGGTACCAAAGAGGCTGAGCTGATAGGCTGGAGTGGCTGTGCCTATGCCCAGTCGCTTGTTGCTGTTGTCCCAGAAGAAATTGCTGCTGTCACCAGTGAAGCTGTTGCCTGCGCCTGCCACCTGTATGGTACCAGCAGGTCCGAACACGCCGGTGCTCAGTGTCTGTCCATTGGGGAATATGATAGCACTGCTGGTAGTAGCACTGTTGGCTATGATCACATTGCCCCAGACATAGAGATTGCTGCTGAGCGATGTGGTCGAGATGCCCGCCGCTGTGCTGGTTCCTATGCCGACTGCGCCTCTGACAATCAAATTGCCGTTAGTGTCCAATCTCATGCGCTCTGTGGTTACTTCTGCTCCAACCGTGCCGGTGAATGTGCTCCATGCCAGACCACCACCGCTGAGAGCACTGACGTTGCCACCGCCATTGTTGTTGTTGACATATTCTGCGCCTCCGCCATTGATGTTATTGGCCACGACAGTGGCCGTGGGATTAACAGTCTGGGTAGTAGCACCAACTTGCAGATTACCGTTGGTAGTGATGCGCATCTGTTCGCTGCCGCTTGTCAAAAACGCCATGGGCAAATAGGTGCCAGTGCCTCTTATGGCAGATACTAAGCGCATTGCTGTGTTCTGTGCCATCTGCACAGAGGCGACACTACCGTTTCCTGTAGCGATGCTACTGCTGTCTTCCAAGCTCAGCTGTGTGGCTGCTGCACCAGACGTAATGCTGCCGTTCGGAATGAGACTGACCACGGTAAAGCTGTTGGTAGTACTAGTCTGTATCATCACACGGCTGGCCAAGGTGGCATTGGTAAAATCGCCAGTGATCCTCTGACCCAAGCCTGTGAAATTGAGGTTGCCAGTGGTTATGTTGAGATTGCCGTTGAAATTGTTCTGAGCGCCACCAACGTTGATGTTGCCGGCTATGCCAGCGCCACCGTTCATGATCAGCGCACCAGTCACAGTGGATGTGCTAGCTGTGCTGTTGCCTATGTAGAGATTGCCAACCAACACAGGACCGCTGAGATAGCTGGCCACGTTAACATTGCTGTAAGCGCCACCGCCACCGCTGCCACCGGCTGTTGTTTGGAAAGAGCCGTCTGCGAAGAATATGCCGCTCTGCCCGCTGGCGTTCTGCAGCACTATGTTACCAACATGGTTGGTGGTGCCATACACAGCAAACACGTTGGTCACACCCAAGCTGCTAGCAGTACCAATGCCTACATTGCCGCCGCTCTGGTTGACGCTGCCAGATACAACAGCACCATTAGCTATGGTCAAACCTTGCCTAAATCCAGCTGCGACATTGACGTCAAACCCAGTCAATGGAGTTGTAGTTCCTACACCTATGTTTCCTGTAGCAGGAACTATGACCATGCTGCCGCTGGCAGTGACAGTACCACTGTTGCCAGTGATCATGATCTCATTAGCAGGGTATTGTGTGTTGTTATCCGTGCTGGCCATGCCAGGGAACGGGACAAAATCAACCAAGCTCGATCTCCGATTTTGCTGATATTTAGTTGAGCCTTGCTGGTGATTCCCTTTATACTGCTATCTCAGGAGATTATCATCATGCACATACACGAAGTCATGGCAGCAGCAGATTATAGGATGGTAGAAGGCAGGGATTGGCTCTGGGATTTCCTAGGTAGAGACTGCAGAGAGATCATCTTTGAACAGTACGGTCTACACGAGAGCGATGAGCATTTCCCAGTCAGTGCTGTGTTCCACTGTGCTACTGGTACAGTGCGGCAGCTGACCGTGGAGACTGAGAATCAAGTGCACAGATGGATCGATCCCGAGTGTGAACCTGGATACGTGCTGGCTTGCAGTGACATAGGCGAGAAACCATTCCGAGAACCTGGTGTAACTTGGACGCGCGATGCTGCTGAGATACTGGGCAGGATAAGACCAGCTCTGCATCCTGAACGCCGTCCAGATGACACAGATGAGAGCTATCGCTGGGAAGGCAGCGAGCTTGAGATGATCACCGAGAACATGCCCGGTGACATCAGCATAAATCCCTGATTGAGTTAAGCCTGTGCTTCTTGCCAGCTAAGTCGTGCTTGGATCTGCTGGCTGCTTGGGTTCAAGCTCTGGCACACAACCGTTAGCACGTCTGGACCGTCTGGATAGACCTGCTGTCCAGCTGTGTTGTTCTGTCCACCGCCCAGTATGCTGTTACCCAGATCGCGCACAGGCGTTAGGTCAAACGGCGTGTCGTTGTAACCAGTACCACCACCAGCAGTGACGAAGAACGCGAAGATCGATTCACCACCGTTGATCAGCGTGCCCACTGGATGGTAAGCAACCTGCGCCAAGCTTGATCCGCCTACCTGTTGGAATGTGCTAGGCACACCAGCTGGAGGCAACACGATGCCGTTCAGCACCAGGTTGATGAGGAACACGCCGTTGGTGATCACGTCCATAGCGAACGGTTGCAGCTGCATGTGGTTGATCAGTTCCTTGGTACCCAGGGTACCACCCTGACCAGCCTGCACGCTGGGGCTGATGCGGATGCTCATCAATGCAGCCCTTTGGTTAGCGCCAACTGACAGTGGTGCCACCATGCCCGCGATGAAGATATAGCTCTTATCGTTGTCGTACTTGCCGTCCATGATAGCGCTGGTTCCCCAGTGCGATATCTGCGGTGTGAAGAACGGCGCATGCATCTGTATGCCTATGGGCTGCGTTGCGCTATAGGTATGCGACACGTTGGGATTGGCCATGGCATAGGTGGTGAGCGTGATGCTGCCCGTAGCAGTGGGAGCTTGGTTCAGCGTGATGGTGTTGGGTGAACCATATGTCATCTTCTGTATGTAGGTGTTATTCAATATGCCTGTACCCGACACATACATGCCTGGTTGTATACCGTTGTTATATAGACTGGTCGACGTGGTCACGTTACAGTTACCGCTAAACGTGCTAACTGAAGCAATGCTTCCAGCTGTTTGACCACGGATGGTCACGTTAAAGCTGGTAGGCGTAGTAGTGTCGTACTGCACGTATTCTTGGTTGTTGTAGTCCTTGATCAGCAGTATGCCACCAGTTGACGGGAATGCAGCTGTGTTTGCTACGTTCAACGTGGTCGCGTTGTTGGCAAAGGTCGCTGTGAGCTGCGTCTCTGGGACTTCGTTGTTGACTTCATAGTGGGCAGGCAAGTTACCTGAACGCATGTAGCTTAGATACTGCACGTTGTTGTGCTGCAGCTTGTGCGCATAGTATATCTGACCGTCAACAGTGCGCACGCCCCAGCGCACGAAACCTGCACCATACCAGCTGTAGTCTATGTACCACATCTGTATCTTGGTGAGGTCGATGGCATAACCACTCGGTCCTGTACCATCCAATCGGTCGATGTTGAACTGGTTCTGCGGTATCCTGTTGTCTTGTATCTTGCTGACCTGAGCCTGGCTGATGCTGGCACCGCGATAGGGAGGCGTTATGGTCATCGTGGTGTTGCTCAGTATCTGCAGCACCCTGTAGGTTTGGCCGCGTATCACTATGTAATCGCTTGGTTCCAACTGTGTAGCAAATGAAGTCGTAGCACCATCTGGGCCTGTTATGCCAGTTACTGTGCTACTGCCCTGAGTCACGCTGACATAACCGCCAATCTGCTGAGTGCTGCTGCGACGCACTGCGTACAGCACCTGACCGTCAAATTCCCAGAACAGGCCGTTTTGCTGTTCAAACAGACCAGTGCGCACCTTGCTGCCATACCATGCGTTTGGTCCAAATCCAGGTATACCAGTGCAGGTCGTGCTGGCCAGCACATTGCTGGCATAGACGTTTACCGTGTAGGCATCTGGTGTCTGCTGTATGATATAGGTTCCTGCATAACCAGTGGGTATGCCGTTGGGGTTGGTAACTCCCAAACCAGTACTGATAGTCGCAGTGTTGCCGATATAGATGTTGGCACCTGCGCTGAGATAGTGTGCAGTCTTAGTCTTGATAGTGATTAAAGCACCGATACCTGTGGTGTTGGCAGTGATGCTGTCCACGGGGATCTGCGGTTTGAAGATCGTACCCGTGCTCATCTGGATGCCCTTACCAGACTGATAGCGGAAGTAACGTCGTGTTTGGCGTATCACGCTCACGTTGTGCGACACGGGATTGCCTGTGGTAAAGAACACGCCACCGTCAAACGCCCTGTGGCTGATCACTATGTCAGTACGCGGTACAACGTTGGCCACGTTTGAGCCTGTGGCAGGAGTTGCATTTAACAGCACTGTCACGTTGCTGTCATTGGTGAAGCCAGTTACAGTCCAAGAACCATTGAATGTGGCAACGTTGCTGTTGCTGACCATGATGCCGTTGCCAACCTGCAAGCCATGCGGCTGAGCAAAGCTGAAAGTTGCTTGGTTACCGGAGAAGGTGATGTTGCTCACGCTGCCGTTGAGAACATATTGGCTGTTGGTATAAAGTGCGCCTTGGTAAGCTGTGGTCGCGCTGGGATTGAACACGCTGCCTGTGGTTCCAGTATACTGGACGCGAGCATTGGCAACCAAACCATTTCCGTACTGGTTGGTGTTCTCAATTATGAAGCTGCCGTTGGCACCGGAGAAGTTGGTATCCTGGATGTACATGGTTTGACCAGGGACAGGCAGTGGTTGGTTCTGCCAGTACCAAATGCCGGTGGCTGCGTTGATAACGTTAGAAACCAAAGTCAAGCTGGTATCACTGTTGATAGCAGCCACCTGTCCCACTGTTTGGTAGGTGCTATTGTAGATGTAGAAGCCGGTCAACAGCTGTTGCGTGAACACTGTGTTAGTGCCAGTGATGGTGTTACCTGAACTGGTCACAGTACCAGAACCCACTGTGTAACCAACGTTTACAGCAAACAAGGTGCTGTTATTGATAGCCAACACGTCAGTGACGTTCAATGGCGTCTGAAAGTTCACGTAGTAGCTGGGCTTGTTGTTTGTTAGACCCACGGTTTCCCACTTGGTTGGCTGTAGACCGTATTCAAAGTCAGTATCGATCAGTGCCTGCGGCTCGCTTACCCTGCTCTTGCCCACAGGGTCCAGCTGCGTTTCAAATGGTGTTACGTAATCCTGCTGCTCATCAACAAGGATTTGTAGCTGATCAGTGCTCTTGAAATTGCTGCCAGTGGTGTTGTATGCCACGGTTATCAGGGTGTTCACGCTGCCAGGATTGCTTGCATAATCATATGCAAAGGTAGCCAGCAAGTTGGCATCGCTGAAATTGTAGATGACAGTGTTGTTGGTCACGTCTGTGATCAGCAACAACCTCTGCTGTGCTATGTAACCTGGTATGGTTATCAGCTTGGCGGCCGGGGTGAAAGTGTAATATACCTGTGGTGTTACCCTACGCATCGTGCTCTCCTAACGCCCCCATCAGTCTGCCATCGCCACGTTTAGCGCTTTGAATGGATATGTCACATTGTTGTTAATTGGTGTCACATTTGTGAGAATGCGACCGCTGAAATCCTGCTGCTGTGACGGCGCGCGGGCAAATGTTATGGTGTTTCCGTTGGTCAGCTTATAACCCCTGTTGAATATCGTCACTTCATTCAGATCCACTAAGTCAGGCAGCGTGATGAACGGTGCCAACACCGCGCCACCAACTGCGATCAGCAGCTGCTGAGGTGTTGCGATATTTATGTTAGTAGAACCAATGCTGAGATTGAAACTTGTGGTGATACCATCAAATGCCGTGCTTATGTCGTTCAAGACCAAGACTCTATTGGCAGTTGTTTGGAAAGTGCCATCTGGGAACACCAATGCTCCGCCGATGTTCACGTTGCCGCTGATGTTGCTGGCTCCGGAAATCGCTAGGTTGCCAGTGGCTGACAAGTTGCCTGCGAAAGATCCTGCGCCGCCAAATGTACCCGCTCCACCAAAGGTACCTGCTCCGCCAAAGCTGCCGTAACCTGTAACGTTGACATTGTTGTTGAACACTGCAGCATTGTTGACCGTCAGCGTGCCGCCTGCTGAGATGTTGCCAGCAAACACAGCACCATCCTGGCTTACCAACATGGCTGATCCACCAGCTGGTTTGAATATGTTGACGTTGCCGTAGAAGTTGCTGTTGCCAACTACCACGAAAGCTTGGTTGTTGTTGGTGGTTCCGATGCCCACGTTTCCAGTGAATATGTCACCGCTCCTGCGCACAACGTCGCCTATGGCAAAGGTCATGCTGCTGACGATCTCCACGTTGGCACCAGCTGACAGCCCATTGACCAGGTTAACTGTGCTGCCGTCAGTGGCTGTGAAGTCTGTGAGATAAACCAGCTTGATACCGTTGACATAGACATCAACATAACCAGGAGCATATGGTCCGTTGCTGAGGAAGGTGCTTTGGCCACCGCTGGCCACATACAGCGCTCTGCGCTGCGTAGCTAGTCCGCCTATGGTGCTACCCTGTATCCAACCCTGGAACTGCAGCACGCTGCCCACGTCTGGCGGCACTACAAACTGTACCGTTGCACCATCTGTAGCAAGGAAATCATAGCCGCTGATCAGCTTGACACCGTTGCTGTACACGTCAATGTAGCCAGGAGTGTAAGCAAATCCTGCGTTGTATGACGTGACGTTTGGCACTGTAACCAACAGGGTGTTGTTGCCTTGTACCTGAGTGGTACCTCCGCTATTCCAACCGGTCAGCTGTACGATAGATCCTATCTGAGGTGCAGCAGCAAAGTTGACATTGGTCCCATCATTGGCCGTGTAATCGTAACCCTGCACCAGCTTGACACCGTTGAGGAACACGTTGAGATATCCAGGAGCGTAGGTGAATCCTGCGCTGTACATGGTAACCCCTGCAGTGGTCACGTTGAAGATGTTGCTGCCGCTGATGGCATATCCCGTTGGAGCCAGCGCAGCAGTTACCGTTATCTTGATCTCAACTCTAGCATATTGCGGAGCACCCACTGCCAGCACTATGTTGGTGCCCACCCAGCTGTATGTTGATATGCGCTGATACACACCGTTGACGAACACCATGGTGAGATTGAGACCGCCACCGCCGATGGTGTATGGATACACGCTGAACGTGGTCTGGCCTGCTGTAGCAGTGAACGTGAATGTCTGTATGTTGGTGTTGGAGCTGAGCTGGAGTGCACTGTTGAGGAAGGTACCATCTGCAAACACGATACCGTTGTTCTGACCGGTGCTGTCTCCGATGTGAACGTTGCCCCAAACGTCTAATGGATATGCAGGATAACTGGTTCCTATACCAACTGCACCAAGGTTAGCGTTGTATACGAAGTTGTTGTTGCCGCCAAACACACCATTGTTGTTGAACTGTATGTCGGTGTTGTAACCGCCAGGTGTGCCACCACCCATGCTGGCTGTGTACTGATAAGAACCATCAGGGAAGAATATGCCAACGTTTCCGCTGGTGCCAGTACCTTGCAACACCAGATTGCCATAGAGATTGGTGCTGCCATAAACGCTGAGCACGTTAGCAGTTACGCCTGTGCTGCTGGTCGTGCCTATGCCAACATTACCGCCTAGGGTGCTGGTAGTACCACTGGCGATGTTTAGGTTACCAGCTGCGCCTATACCGCCGCCTACTACCAGTGCACCAGTGATGCTGCTGATGCTGGCATTGGTGCTGTTTATGGTAACGTTCTGACCAAACACTCCGTATATGTTGCTGATCAGCGCGTTTACTGTAGCAGTCCCTGCGCTTTGTATGGTACCGTTGCTGTAGACGTTTCCAGCGTATGCCGTACCTGCTATGTTGAGGTTAGCTCCGCTGATGTTGGCATTGCTTATGAGACTGCCAACTGTCACAGTCCCGGCTGCTTGTATGGTGCTGTTGCTGGTTATCGCACTACCAATGATGGTACCGTTGCTGTTGAGCCCGCCTGCGGTTATGTTGCCAGCTGCCTGTATGAATGTATTGCTATAAAGACCATTTACTGTGGCTATACCTGCAGCCTGTATGGCAGTATTACTGATCAACGCATTGACTGTGGCCGTACCAGCTGCCTGTATGGCGCTGTTGCTGGTTATGCTGCTGCCAACTATGGCTCCGTTGCTGTTTAGTGACGCAGCTGTGAATGCGCCTCCCTGCACGAATCCATTGCTGTAGATGTTGTTGAACGTGGCAGTGCCTGCGCCCTGGATGGTGCTGTTGCTGTTGATAGCCGCAGCGGTCAACGTGCCAGATGCTTGAACGAATCCATTGCTGTAGATGTTGGCACCAACCACTGTTCCGTTGCTGTTCATGCTGGCAAATGTAGCCGCACCAGCGCTCTGGATCACTGTGTTGCTGTACAGGGCATTCACCGTGGCTGTGCCAGCGCTCTGCATGGTGCTGTTGCTGTTTACTGTCCCACCTACCACTTCACCTATGGCATGCACGAAAGTGTTGCTCTTGAGTGCATTACCGGTGATGGTTCCTATGGCATGTATGTTGAGATTGCTATAGAGTTCACCTACTTGCGCAACACCAAAGCTCTGTATGGTGCTGTTACTGGTTATCGCACCTGCTACAACATTGCCGGTAACTAGGAGATTGCCAAAGATACCACCTTGCAAGGTTACAGGCACTGTTATGTCTGCATATGTTGGAGCAAAAGTAGCCACTATGTTGCTGGCCATCAAGCCACCAGCAACCAGTCTCAGCACCGTGCTTGGAGTAGCAGTGCCAACCACGAGGTTACCACCATTGTAGCCCGATTGCGCAGCATTGCCCACGCCTATGAGATAGCCGTCGTTGGCATATTGGCTGGTCTGACCGGCGTTGACAGCGTCAAATGCGCTGCCGTTGATGCCCATGTCTATGTAATATGCGGTGTCGCTGCCATTATCTGCTGTGGCTATGTAATCGCTGCTGGCATTGGTGCCGCTGCTGATATTTTCTAAATTGACCTGCACATAGCTGTTGCTGTTACCACTGAATTCTACGATGTTGTTTGGCAGAACGCTGAAGCCGCTGGGCAAGCCAGCATACAGAGCACCAAATCCAGTGATAGTGTCGCCAAAGAAGCTGGCGCTGTTGGCATAGACATTACCAGCAGTTAGTGAACCCTGCAGATGCACGTTGCCGCCTATGCCAACACCGCCTGCTACCTGCAGCGCGCCTGTGTTGTAATCCAGCGTTGGTGTGGTATCAGTTATCAGCACATTGCCGTTGATGACAAGGTTACCGCCTATAGTAGCAGCACCATTGCTCTGGAAAGTCTGTGTGGTAGTAAGACCTGCTGCCTGTATGAAAGTGTTGGACGTGAGGCTGTTGACGACAACACCGTTGGTCACCTGCAGCGTGCTGGCGCTGACAGATGTGTTGCTAACCAAAGCGTTTACAGTAGCAGTGCCTGCTGATTGTATGGTGCTATTGCTGGTTAAAGCTGCTACAACCGCATTACCGCTGGACTGTATGCTGGTGTTGCTGACCAGCGCATTGACTATGGCTGTGGCACCAACGTTCAAGCCCGCCGTGGTTGCTATCTGATCCCCAGCATTTATGGCACCGCCAACTCCTAATCCACCGCTGCCAAATATGGTGATAGCACCAGTACCGCTGCTAATGCTGGCAGTCTGTCCTGCAGCATTGATGTTGCCAGCTATGAAACCGCCATAGGTAAGACCTGCTTGGTTCCAATCAACTGTTAGATTTGGCTCATTGGTCGCTGTGTCAAAGACTGTCCATGCGCCGTTGATGTAGTCTCTTACCACGCCTGTGTAATAGCGCTGGCTGGTGTTATAGCTGCCTACGATACCGAGATCCCATACATCGCCAGGATTGGTATTGGCCACGAATATTATCGGCGCAGTGACGTTGAGCTTGTCGCTGCTCACAGATACGATGTTACCGCCCACGTAGAGGTTACCACTGACGTAGGCATTACCAGCAATGCTGGTGTTGCCTGTGACACGCAGTCCGCCTGCCGTGGCCACCAAACCATTGCCTGCGGTTACCGTGGTATTGCTATATAGAGCATTTACAGTAGCAGTACCAGCGCTCTGGATGGTGTTGTTGCTGACGATGTCTTGGCCAACTATGGTACCACTGGCACCTAGAGTTTGCGTGCTTATGTCTGTGTTGCTGATGATCAGCTGAGCTTGCGCTGTGCCATTGACATTTAATGATCCGGCATAGAGATTGTTAGTGACGTTAGCACTGGCAGCATTGACATTGGTGTTACTAGTCAGAGAATTGACCGTGACACCTCCTATGGCCTGTATGCTGGTGTTGCTGATCAGGCTGTTGACCTGTGCTACAGTCTGGGTGTTCAAGGTATTGGTGGTAATATTGTTGTTGCTGATCATATCGCTGAGATAGGCCTCAGAAGTCACATTCAACAGATTGGTGGTTATGTTAGTGTTGACGATGAGGTTAGCAAAGGTGCTAGTACCCGTAATCTGTAGATTAGAACCGCTAATAAGAGTATTACTAAACAGTGCGTTTACTGTAGCTGTGCCGGCTGCTTGTATGGTACTGTTGCTGGTTACCGCACCTACTTGAACATTGCCGTAAGCGTTGAGAGTACCTGCGGTGATGTTGGTGTTGCTGACGATGTCGCTGGCAATTACTCTACCACCCGACTGTATACCAGCGTTGGATATTAGATAACCAACATCTGCTTCATTGGCTACGCTGATGTTGCTGCGGAAGCTGCTGTTACCAACCACATCTAGTGGGCTGTCTGGATAGTAGGTTCCTATGCCTACCTTCCCGCTGACTATGAGACCATCAGTTGGAGCAGCAAACACTCCACCGTATGGAGTACCTATGGCTGTGCCGCCGCCAACGTCTAGCGTGTTAACAGGAATGGTTATACCGCCTATGCCAGTACCAATCTTGGTAACAATAATGTTGGTAGTGCTGGCACCCGCAGCTGCCAGATAACCGTAGGCTGGTTGTGTACCGCTGTTGAAACCAACGACTGCACCGTTAGCAGCTGTGTTGCCAACTATCAGTTGTTGGTCGCTGCCATTAGTAGTGTTGAACAGTGCAGGGCTGCTGCCATACACAGATAGAGTGTTGTTAACTGCGGTAGTGCCTATACCTAGGCTGCTGGTAGTATAGTTGAACAGGAAGTTGTTCTGGCCAGCGAAAGATCCGTTGCGATTAAACTGAACATATTCATCAAAACCAGCTGCTGAACTGCCAGCTGAGCTCTGCTGGAAGCTGCCGTCTGGGAAGAATATACCTGTACCGAAGCTGGCTACGTTGAGGTTACCCCCTGCAATCGTCAGCTGATCGCCGATCTTGATGTTGCTGGTGCCTATGCCCAGCCTGCCATAGAACACGTTGGTGTTGCCATACCCAACCAAGTTGCCAGTTATGGTGGCATTGCCGTCTGCATAAAATTCACCAGTGGCTGTGATGCTGCCATTGCTGGTTATGTTTCCAACTGTTAGGTTGCCAGCTGCATGTATGGTAGTGTTGCTGGTAATAGACGCTGCAGTCAGCTGACCTGCTGTGCTTACTGTTCCAAGTATTGACAGATCGCCTGCACCGTCCAAAGTCATAACAGGTGTTGTACCACCATACCATTTGAACACGTAGCCGCTGTTGTTCTGAGGTACACCCATCCACAGCGTGGCAGTGTCTATGCCGATGGCATAATCAGTATTGATAGAGTCAACTTGATCAAACAACACCAGCTTGCTGCCAGGGCTGCGAGTGTTGAAGCTGGGCGGTGCATAGCCATAGGTTAGAAAATCAATGTAATTTTCTGTGTTGTTATTGAGCGTGAGAGTGCCACCACTAATGGTCACGCTGCCATATATCTGTGAACTGCCATCGTTGTACCAATTGCCCACGCTGTCCAGCTGGGCGACCACGCAACCGCCGCCATAGAAGTTGAAGGAAGCACTGCTTGGTACAGCAAAGGTCATGGCAGGTGTTGTATCGATGCCTATGCTGTATGGCGTATCTACTCCATCATTATAGAGATTGATCTTGTTACCAGCGCTGCCGAGATAGGGAGTGTCGGCACCATTCATGCCAAAATCTATGAGATTGGCTGTGGCACTATTTAGGCTGATCAAGCCACCGTTGACCTCTAGGGTGTTGGTGCTGGTGTCATAGAACAGATTGCCAGTATCACCAGTGAAGGTGTTGGCAGCACCTGCAAACTGCAGTGTACCAGGGTTACCAAAGCTAGGTGAACCGCCGCCTCCACTGGCCGCTGTGTTCATAAACGTTCCGTCGGCAAAAACGATGCCGCTGATGGTGCTGGCACTGTTGACTATGTAGATGTTGCCAACTGATTCAGATGAACCGAACACGCTGAGCAGATTGCTGCCAGTTACGGTTGATGTTCCTATACCAATGCTAGGCGAAGTTATCAGGTTATTGGCTATGACGTTTTGCGTAAACAGCGTGTTCACGCCAATGATGTTGCCGCCTGATCCTGTGGTGGTGATAGTGCCGCCAGTGATGAGATTACCAACCGTGGCATTGCCTGTTGCCTGTATGGTAGTGTTGCTGACCAAGCTCTGGGCTATGATCATGCCAGTGGCATCTATGGTGCCGTTGACTTCCAATACTGAATTGGTATCGTCCCAGAACAGGGCAGCAGTATCTCCTGCAAACGTGTTGCCTGCTCCGGCAAACTGTATGGTACCAGGATCGCCAAAGCTGGGAGTGTTGGCTGCAGCAGTGCCTTGGAAGCTGCCATCAGGGAACACGATGCCGCTGGCAGTTGCTGTGTTACCTATGTGTATGTTACCGTACACATCTAATGGATAGTTTACTGATGCTGTGCCTATGCCCACGTTGACATTGGCTACCAGGTTGTTGGTCGTTATGGTCTCTGCAGCCTGTATGTAGGTGTTGCTTGTCAGGCTGTTGACCACGAGATTCTGTATGCCACCAACGTTTGCAAAGAAAACCGTACCACCAACGGTAAAGTCGTTGCTGACGTACAGGCTGCCATATATGTCAGCGTTGCCGTTGACAGTCAAGACATTGCCAACGAACGCATTGGCCGTGGCAAAGTTGATACCGCTTACGTTGCCATTGCTGCCCCAGAGATTGATTTGACCAATGGTCCCGTTGCCGGCAACGCTGATGTTTGCTACATCGAGAGTGAGGTTACCGCTGTCCCAGAAAAGATGGCTGCTATCGCCTGTGAATGTGTTGCTGTTGCCGGCGAACTGCAGCGTCCCAGGTGGACCATAGCTGGGTGTGTTTTTGGCAGAGGTATACTGTATGCTACCATCAGCAAAGAGATAACCAAATCCCGGCGTACCAACCTGTATGTTGCCATTGTATACGCCTAGGCCTGTTCCAGCTATGACATTGCTGGTGCCTATTCCCACGTTGCCGCTGATTACAGCGCCGTTGGCTATCTGGGGTTGGCCAGGACCAACATATGAACCGACCACGAGGTTGCTGGTGACCTGTAGTCCGTTCTTGACTACAAAGTCTTGATTGCGTGCGGCCACTAGTTTCCCTTTCCACCAATGCCACTGTTATAAGTGTGATATTTAGCGCAGGGTTATTGACCGTCTAGCCTTGCTTTGAGTTCATCAACTTCAGCTTTAAGCTCCTTCACTGCTTCGATCAGCAGTGCAGTTAGCTTCTCATATTGCACGGTGAGATAGTGTTCACCGCTGATGCTGTCCTTGCCGTCTGGCGTCCTATCAAACGGTGCAGGACGCACTGCTTCTGGTAGGACCGCCTGTATCTCTTGAGCTATTACGCCAACATCGCGATCGTAAGTTGGATTGAAGCCCAACGGATTGGCCTTTTCCACGTCCCAATCAAACATCACGCCATTGATCTGCGAAAGCTTACCAAGCGCGCCTGAGATTGCGGTAACATTGCTCTTCAAGCGTGCATCAGAGCTATATGCTGTGATTTCGCCTGTTGCAGTGATAGTTCCAGCTGTGCCGTTGGCAGCCCCAACACCCAGAGATGCAAACTGAACGCTGCTACCTGTTGCTACAGCCTGTCCTATGGCTACGGTGATGCTGCCAACACCGTTGGTTATGGATACACCGGTGCCCTGGCTGATGGTAGCTCTAGTGAAGCCTGTTCCATTGCCTATGTCGATCTGACCATTGGTTGGTGTGCCTGTGAGGCCGGTTCCGCCATTGGCTACTGGGAGAGCAGTGCCGCTATAGCTCAGTGCAAAAGTACCACTGCTGGTGATGCTAGATGGTGTGACGCTGAGGAAGCTGGGCACTGTGATGCCAACGCTGGTCACTGTGCCGCCACCTGTGCCTATGGCTACCCCGTTGACGTAGTAGGTTCCGCTGATGTTGACATCGCCGCTGACGTCTATCTTGTAGGCTGGAACTGCAACACCAAAGCCGACCTTACCCGAAGTATTGAAGTAGAGGATGTCATGAGTGTCTGTGCCAGTACCTATTTCCAGCGTTGTATAGGCGCTGCTGAAGCCGCCAGCATACCACTTGATCCATGCACTGCCGCTGGTACCAGCAGGTTGTTGCCATATGATACCATGCACGCCGTCCGACGTGCTGCTGCTAGTGCTTGGTACGATAGCACCGCCCTGTATCATGGTGAGATCGCCGCGCACGCTGACCTGGGCAGACGTGCTGCCGACGCCAAGGCTCTGAGGACCTATGCGGAGCTGATCTACACCGTTGGCTGTAAATGCCACAACGTTGCTGGCCTGCCTGTACAAGCCAGTGGTCAGCGCACCCAACCATGAATAGCTTGGTGTAGTTAGAGTATCACTGGCATTGCCCAGCGTTTGGCGTGCGACATAAACGTTGCCGCCTGCTATGAAGTTGTTGCTGCCGCCCACGGTTGTAGTTGTAAAGGTACCTATAGCAACGTTGCCGCCCAGTGGTCCAGTTGGACCATAATAGATGTCATTGGGAGTAGTATTGCTGTTGATCCATTGGCTAGCACCTGTGGCACCTGTAGCTCCTGGGCCGGTAGGACCAGTTACACCTTGTGCGCCAGTAGCGCCTGTGGCGCCAGTTGGACCGCCGCTAGGTCCTGTCACACCCTGCGGACCAGTCGGTCCAGTGTAACCTGTAGGTCCTGGCTGGGTGCTGCCGGCACCAGTTGGTCCGGTTGAACCCGTTGCACCTGTGGCACCTGTCGGACCGCTTGGACCACCACTTGGACCAGTAACACCCTGCGCTCCAGTTGGTCCTGTTGGACCAGTCGTTCCAGTACCAACACCAGTTGGACCAGTATAACCTGTCGGACCAGTAGGACCAGTAGCACCAGTGTTCGTTGAAGTACCAGCAGCACCGGTTGCACCTGTAGGACCAGTGGCCCCTGTTGGGCCTCCGCTTGGACCTGTCACGCCTGTTGGACCAGTGTAGCCAGTCGAGCCTGTAGGACCTGTTACAGTTGATGTAGCGCCAGTTGGACCTGTAGCGCCTGTCGGGCCAGTAGCACCTGTGTTAGCTGCCGTACCAGCAGCACCGGTAGGACCAGTTGCTCCCGTTGGACCACTAGGTCCGCCGCTTGGACCGGTCACACCTGTTGGTCCAGTATATCCAGTATAGCCTGTTGGCCCTGTAACTGTTGAAGTAGCACCTGTAGGGCCAGTGTAACCAGTGGGACCAGTGACACCGGTTGGGCCAGTGATGCTAGCACCTGTTGCACCAGTGACTACAGGACCAGTTGGACCTTGTGAACCTGTTGGACCAGTGACACCTGTTGGACCAGTTATGGTGCTGGCAGCGCCTTGCGCACCAGTCGCACCCGTCGAGCCAGTTGGTCCAGTAGGACCTGTGATGGTCGATGTTGCACCTGTCAAACCCTGAGGACCAGTAGGACCTGTGTAACCGGTGGGACCAGTTATGCTAGCACCTGTAGCACCTGTAGCTGCTGGACCCGTGGGGCCAGTTGCACCTGTGGCACCTGTGTAGCCTGTTGGCCCGCTTACAGTAGATGTTGGACCAGTTGCACCAGTTGGACCAGTAGCACCAGTCTGACCGCTGGCGCCTGTGCTTGAAGGGCCAGTTGGACCAGTATAACCTGTTGGACCAGTTGGACCAGTAGCGCCAGTTGAACCAGTAGGACCTGTGTAACCCGTCGTACCAGTAGCTCCGCTGGCACCTGTTGGGCCGGTAGGACCAGTCACAGTAGATGTAGCACCAGTGGCACCAGTATAACCTGTAGCACCCGTTGCTCCGGTTGCCCCAGTTGGACCTACGATGCGGCCTACGTTCAAGAAACCATTGATATTGCCAGGTGCGCTGCTATTAGAATAAACCCAGAGATCACCAGTGTCTTCTGCGATGATACCGTCGCCTAGCGCAGGTGTTGGATCAACTGCAGTAAAGTTGGCGCTGTTAGCTGTTGCTACGCTGGCAATGATCTTAACAGAGGTACCAGCAGGACCCGTTGACCCTGTGTTACCAGTAGGACCTGTGACAGTTGATGTCGCGCCAGTGGCGCCAGTTGCCCCAGTGGCACCCGTATAACCTGTTGGTCCAGTTGGACCAGTAACAGTAGAGGTAGCGCCAGTAGCACCAGTAGGACCTGTAGGACCAGAGGCACCTGTACTAGATGGACCAGTTACACCTGTAGCACCAGTTGGTCCGGTAGGACCTGTGTAGCCTGTAGGACCTGTGGCACCAGTAGCACCAGTAGCGCCTGTAGGTCCTGTCTCGCCTATTGATCCAGTTGCGCCCGTGGCACCAGTGACACCAGTTGGACCTGTAGCACCTGTAGCACCAGTAACACCTGCACCGCCTGTGGCACCAGTGACGCCTGTTGAACCCGTTGGTCCAGTTGGTCCCGTGCTGCCTTTAGCACCAGTGACACCGGTTGGTCCAATCGAGCCAGTAGCTCCGGTGAAGCCAGTATAACCAGTAGCACCAGTGTAACCAGTCGGACCAGTAACTGTTGAAGAAGGACCAGTAGGACCAGTGCCAAATGGTCCAGTAGCACCGGTGTAACCAGTCGGGCCAGTCGGTCCGCTTCTACCAGTGGCACCAGTCGAACCGCTCGCACCTGTGTAACCTGTAGGACCTGTCGGACCTGTGGCACCTTGTGCTCCAGTATATCCAGTTGGTCCAAATGGACCAGTCGTGCCTGTAGCGCCCGTAGGACCAGTGTAACCAGTATAACCAGTTGGACCAGGTACGGTGCTAGTAGCTCCCGTAGGTCCAGTTGGACCAGTATAACCAGTATAACCTGTGGGACCAGTTACTGTTGACGTGGCACCAGTTGGGCCAGTACCAAGAGGTCCAGTTGCACCTGTATAGCCTGTGGGTCCAGTGATAACGCTTTGTGGGCCGGTTGGGCCCGTAGCACCGGTACGACCAGTGGCGCCTGTGTTTACTGCAGTGCCTGGTGCACCAGTTGGACCTTGCAAACCAGTTGGACCTGTTGCGCCTGTGTTGGTAGCTGCGCCAGGAACACCTGTAGGTCCAGTGAACCCTGTTGGGCCTGTTGCGCCCGTGTTTACAGCTGTGCCTGGTAGACCGGTCGGACCAGTATAGCCTGTGGGACCTGTAGCGCCTGTAGCTCCTGTTACTCCGGTGCCTATGGCACCAGTTGGACCGGTTAAGCCGCTTGCCCCAGTTGGACCAGTATTACCGGTTGGACCTTGCAAGCCAGTAGGTCCTGTTGGACCTGTAACTCCTGTTCCTTGCGCACCAGTAGCACCTGTAGCACCAGTTGGTCCTGTTGGACCTGTATAACCTGTAGCACCTGTAGGGCCTGTGAATCCGCTTGAACCAGTAGGTCCTGTTGGACCAGTATAGCCTGTTGGTCCTGTAGCACCTGTCGGGCCTGTAAATCCTGCATTGCCTGTTGGTCCTGTATAACCTGTTGGTCCTGTGTAACCAGTATAGCCAGTAGGACCTGTCGGACCTGTCAGGCCGCTTGCGCCTGTCGGACCAGTATAGCCTGTGTAACCTGTCGGACCTGTTGGTCCAGTAACGCCGGTACCTTGTACACCAGTAGGACCAGTTGGACCGCTAGGTCCAGTTGGACCAGTCGTACCTGTGGTACCAGTTGGACCGGGAGGACCACCACTGGGTCCAGTAGGACCAGTTGGACCGGGAGGACCACCGCTAGGACCAGTAGGACCAGTAGCACCGCTTGCACCACTGGCGCCTGTAGCACCTGTTGAACCAGTCTGGCCGCTAGCACCAGTAGCACCTGTCGAACCGCTTGCACCACTTGGTCCAGTCGGTCCTGTAGGACCGCTAACACCTGTTGCACCAGTAGCTCCGCTAGCACCCGTAGCACCTGTTGAACCGCTTGCGCCTGTAGCACCTGTTGCGCCACTTGCTCCCGTTGCACCGCTAGCTCCTGTCGCTCCGCTTGCGCCTGTTGCTCCACTTGCACCAGTAGCACCCGAGGCACCTGTTGCTCCGCTTGCGCCTGTTGCGCCGCTTGCGCCTGTAGCGCCCGATGCACCTGTTGAACCGCTAGCTCCTGTGGCTCCGCTTGCACCAGTTGCACCGCTTGCACCCGTTGAACCGCTAGCTCCTGTGGCTCCGCTTGCACCAGTTGCACCGCTTGCACCCGTTGACCCGCTAGCACCAGTTGGCCCTGTAGGACCAGTGACACCAGTTGCACCTGTGCTGCCCTGCTGACCACTTGGACCCGTGATTTGATTCGTCCAATAGCGATAACCATCTACTGTTGATGCTAAGATGCCATTAGTGCCAGTTGGATTGCCAAGATTTGGTTCTGCGGCTTCGAGGCCGAGGAATTGGTAGCGATCGGCAGGTACTTGATTGTTTGCCGTCTTTACGACTCGACCTGAGAGCAGACTGGTCATGCATTCATCCTTGAGATAACCTGATATTTATGGCTAGATAACAGCATCATTGGTTAGCCGATTCCAGCACGCTTACTATGAGCTGCAGGAATCCGCTTGTGGGAGTGGCGCTGGTATCTGTACCCGAAACATATAGCTGATCACCTGTTTCCAAGACCAGCTTGCCACCTAACATTAGCCTGCTGTCATTTATGGGACATGGTATATCGTTTACTATAGTGGTAAAGACAGGTGTCTGGATTATGCTTGGATTGTAAGTGGTTACCAGTCTATAGTGCCAAGCGCTGGCACTGAAAGTGTTGCTGCCGTTGGTGTTGGCTATCTGCATGTACAGTATGATGCCAGTGGTACCAGGAGGTGCTGTGTATACCCAGTAGGTGTTAGCAGGGCTACCGCTTGGAGGCGTTGGCGTTCCAGGAGGTATCGCTGTGTTTGGTGCCAAATACTGCACATATGATGTGACAGTCTTGAACGTGTTTAATGGAATACCGGCCATCTTATCTAGTCCTCATTACTGTAGCGCCAATATGTATGGCGTCATGATTGCAAACAGGCTCTTCTGGAAAGTGCGACCAGACAGCGTTCCTGTGTTTTGATTTATCACCAATTCCGGACCAATCCTGAAGTTACCAAGATGGTCAGTGGTTGTATAAGCTACCCTGCCACCATTGGTCATCACCACTTCTTTGGCTTGGTCAGGTGGGTTACCAGCCAAACTGCTGGTCCTAGCTGGTATGCAGCTGGCAATATCTGTGCCAGAACCAACATACTCCATGCAGTGGCTGCTGGTGATGATCCTGCTGACCTGGAACATGTGTATGTCACTACCGTCGGCTGGTGTGTAGGGCAGATTCTCATCTAGTACTACCGTGCCTACACCGTCGCCTACGCTGGTGCCATATGTCACTGTGTAATAGATTGGATATCCTATTGGTGTAGCAGCTGCAGTCGTACCGCTGGGATTTTCTGGCGGACTGAACACGAAGAAATCGCTCTTGGCTAGATCCTCTGCTGTGTATTGGCTTCCGCTCACGATGATACCAACCTGCTGTACATAGTAGGTTGGAGAACCAAGATAACTACCACCATCCAATGCCATTATCGGCTGTGCCTGCGCGATGGTACCACCGGCAAGTATGAAAGCTTGATACTGTGCGCTGTTGAGATTTACTGAGATGCTAGGCGGTGCAACATAACCGCTGCCGCCTACTGTGACGTTGGCTGCCTGCACATAATAGTACAGGGTACCTACATAGCATACCTGTCCAACATATGGACGAACATATCCTTGGCTTGGTGCTTTCTCATTGAACAGCGGAAGATTGTTAACATACCAAACTCCAGCTGTGCCATTGACGAATCCGGATGGAGCAGAAGCGTTGTCTATGTTGCACACATACTGCTCGTCGCTCATGCCGTCGGCCCAGAGGCCATAGTTACCAAAGTCGGTGTTTGAGTTGGTAATTGAGCAAGTACCGCCACTCTGCACCAACACGCCTATGTTACAGCAGATCTCGAAGATAGACACCAGCTGTGCATATCCACCGTTCTTGATCACGATGCCGTTGCCACCGTGATTCAGTGCATTGACATCATAGGTGCCCAATGGCACCGGCACAGGTGTGTAACCGATCTCGTTGTACTGCGTGAAAGCATCTAGAACCATGCTGTTCAGACCAGATCCACGATATGGCAGCACGCTCTTGAAAGGAACAAACGTGAAAGGTCCACCTTGGCTTGTGAATTTGAGATTGTATAGCGGATATGTCAGTCCTGGGTTGCTGAGAGGATATGGCCAAGACGTACCTGGCAGAGGCTGTGCAAACTCTATCAACCATGCATTGTTGCCGTTCTCGCCCTGATATCCAGGCAGATATGTCACGCTGCTGATCGACGTGCCAGGTCCTGTGGTGTTCCATATGGTGGGTGCCACACTTGGACCGTTGGCCACTATGTTCTCCACGGTGGAGAATAGCTGGTTCACAAACTGCACTACCACGTTGCCGCCAATGAACACGTTGTCTATGACCTGTACCACGTTGCTCTGATACAGAGGAGTTGTCTGCGTGTTGTTAAGCACGTTCACTGCCAACTGGTTAGCATAAGCAAAAGCGTTAACGGTCTGCGGGATCTCTCCGGGTATGACGCTGCTTGCGCCATTCCAATAGAACAGAGCATCTGTCACGCTCTGTCCGTTACCAAGATGATAGGTGTCATATGTGATGGCATCCCAGAGATAACCAACGTCTCTGTAGCACAGGGCTTCTAGCTGCGGTGTGTACAGAGTGTCTGGATACATGGTCTTGACGAATGCAACCACTTCGTTCTGTGCAAATTGCCTGTTGCTCTGCATCAAGGTCTGACCATTGGCCAAGGGATTGACCTTAGGACCAGTCTGCATGATCTCAAGTATGATGTTGTAGTCAGTAGCCACCATGGTTTGCGCAATGATGCCACCGCCTCCGAGGAATGGATAGAATACTTGAGGTACCGATATATCGTATATTGGACTGAATGAGGTATTGCTGATAACTGCCTGTGCTATCTGGCTGGCAAATGCCACGCCTGCCACGCATATTGGCAGCGTGCTTGGGCTCAGAACGCTAACGGGACCATTAGCTGTCTCTGTCCAAAAATAGCTACCAGACTTGAAAGCCTGATCGTAGTTGCTGTTCTGCAGATCTCTGACCACGCCATCTGTGATATAACCTATGTCTCTGGCACTGGTGCTGCTGACAGGATAGCTGAACTCAGCAGCCATGTATGCTACGACCTGCGCCTGTATGAATGGTATGTTGGCTTTAAGCAGCGTTGCTGCATTGACGAAATCATCATACGCCGGGCTCTGCAGATACCATCCGCCTATCACGGTCTCACCAAACCCAGGGCTGGTATTGTTGAGTATTATCGCACTGGTGCTGGTCAACACGTTGTCAAAGGTGTAGACATCTACTTCGTTGTAGTCAAATTCATCTAGCGAATATGTGTATGCAGGATTGCCGTTCAGCGTGGTCGTACCTACGCTGGTTACCACAGCAGGACTGCCTTCTATGCCGCTCTGCAACAACCAACCAACGTCCACGTTACCTGCCCAGGTTGGTGCATACGCTTGATAGAACACAGCAGTATTACCGCTGGTCCATGTGTTCATGGTAGGCACTATCACGTTGCCAAAGTCTGGTGAACTCAGCTTGCGACCACGCACACCATCTACGATCATGCCAGTGCCGGCTTCGCTGACCTGCACATTGCCTTCAAACTTACCCAGTGTGATGCTGCTGCAATTTTGTACGTATGGGCTGGCCCAATCATGCAGCTCATGTATCACTGTGGTACCGTTCTCAGGGAATTGCACGGCTGCTGCAGGATACTGATGGCCACGGAAGGTCATGCCGTAGAGATATGTCTTGGGGTTAAGCCAGAAGATATCCAGTGTTGGATTCAGCGGAGTGACCGTGACAGAACGCAGGTTGTCACCGAACACAGTGATACCGCTGTGCACCAAGATTGGATTTGGCTCTTCGTAGACACCAGCACGAACATATATGGTCACATAGATCCATGGGGTGCTGGGATTAGCTATGAGCAGCGCAGCAGCAGCGCAGGCGCTGGCTATGGTGCGCTTGGCTCGATCTTCTGCCAGGCCCGTGTTTGAATCGTCGCCATCTACCGTAACATACATCACGCCTGTCACGTGAGGTGCAGTGCGATGTGCTATGCCCTGCACGTATAGATCATTTGACACATACACGCCACCATCTGCCGGTGTCTGCAACACCAAGTTAGCAGATGCCAGCCTGTTGCGTATGACATCATTGACTATCTGCGTGTTTTGGCTGGTTATGGCATTGACATTTAGCACGTTGTCCGTGCCCCAAGTGAACAAGCTGCTGCCGCCAAACACGTTGGCACCGGCATTGAACTGAACGCTGCGCACAGGCGGAGCAGGTATGCCTATGCCAGTTGGTCCAGTTACACCCGTAGGTCCGGTGATACCAGTCGGGCCTGTGTACCCCGTTGGACCTGTTTCTCCCGTAGGACCAGTTGGACCTGTGTCTCCCGTAGGACCTGTGGGTCCTGTTTCTCCTGTGGGACCAGTTGGACCTGTGGTAGCAGAAGTTGGACCCGTTGGACCAGTTACCGTTGAGGTTGGACCAGTTGGTCCAGGAATACCTGGAAAACCCTGCTGCCCTGGCACGCCTTGCATGCCCAGAGGACCAGTAGGACCAGTAGGACCATTTGCAGGACCTGTTGGTCCCGTGATTTGGCTGGCTGCACCAGTTGGCCCTGTAGGGCCTACGGGATACCAGTTGGTGCTGTTGAAATATTCTATCTGATTCGTATCAGTATTATAGCGTATCTGTCCCACGACTGGCGGCGGACGTTGGCCTGTATCACCAACCGGCAGCACCACAGCGCTGGTGCCAGGGAATGTCAGCTGATAGTTTTGATCGCTGGTCTGAAACTGCGTGACCAACGTGACGCTGCCTGCAGCTAAGTTGCCAGTCTGTGCTGTGTAGACAGGTCCTGTGATACCTATCGTGGAAGCGGTGATGCTGTTGATAGCTGCATTTGCCGCTATGAAATTCTGCTGGATGGCAGCGAAGTTGTCCCTGAAGCCTTGGCTATCATTGTCTTGATTGGCTACTGGAAACTGCGTATTGATGGTATTTGGGTCAATGGCCATGGGTGCTGATCATCCGAAATCTGCGTGTATTTAGCGATTAGCAGCACTGGTGTTGCTGTGCTGTCATTTGAGCAGTGCACCATAAATATTGCTAGTCAAAAACCCAGGGAGGCATCATTTGGCTAAACGTGCAAGGCGCTCGGCAACTCGAGCATCATACGCTGAACTAGAATACGGCAGAGGCACACACCATACACAACACGGAAATGTAGTGAGAATAGAACAGTTCCAACGAAGTCCCCAAACTAGGCAGCGGATCAAGCTGCTACCTAAGAACCTAGCCCAGGAAGCTTACATAGAAGCACTGGAAGATCCTTCAATCAACATGGTATTCGCATTAGGCTACGCTGGATCAGGCAAGACCTATCTGGCCACGCTGTATGCCATACAACAGCTGCAGTCACGAGCAGTAAGCAAGGTGGTCATTACACGGCCAAACATCGCAGTTGATGACAAGGACATAGGGTTCTTACCGGGCGACATCCTCAAAAAGATGGCTCCGTGGACCAAACCGGTGTTAGACGTGTTTGAAGAACACTTTGGCATGAAAGAGATCGCTCACATGATAGAGGAAGGTACCATTGAGCTGGTACCGGTGGCCTATCTTCGTGGACGGACCTTCAAGAACGCCATAGTGATCCTAGACGAAGCACAGAACACGACTCGCAACAGCATGCTTAGCGCTCTGACTCGCATAGGTGAGGGTACGAAGATGATCATAACCGGCGACGTACGCCAGAGTGATCGTGGCAAGGATAACGGTTTAACTGACTTTATCGCTCGCTTTGACGGCACTCCTAGCATAGCAGTCTGCCATTTTGACAAGGACAGCGTGGAACGCCATCCTGTGATCACTGACATATTGCGCATGTACGGCGAAGAATAACCAGACACTGCTGCGGCATGGATAAATATCTCCATGCCGCACATTCACGATAGCAAATCAGCCCAGGAAGCAGTAAACAGGATCACTGACAGTGAGGACCTAACTGACATCCTCATTGACATAGAGAACTATCTCGACAGCAATAATCTCTATGTTTACAAGAACTGGATACACGGCGAAGTGGTAGCAGGACCATTCACCAAGCCATACTGGATCAAGATCACTCTCAAGTATCCCTACAAGCAGATGCCAGATCCAGAAGGTGGCCTTCGCTTGCTGCAGCATGGGACAAAGATAAACTTCAAGATAGCTGAAGAAGAAGTGCCGATCAAGGTCAAGAGCGAAAGCGATTACCAACCTGGTACCAAGAAGCCCAAGATGAAGAAGGTTAAGATCTGGCTAATAGACATGCTGATCCCTCGCAAGTTCGTGCGCAATCTAGACAACGAAGTCATGGATCAATACGAAGAAGAGGTTGATGTTGATACCGTTGATGATGCAGAAGCAGAAGGCATTGACAGCGAAAAGGCAGTGAAGCAGCAATGAGCAAGCTGACAGAAGGTCTCACCCGCCATGCGCTAGAATATCTAGTCATGCCCATGGTTACCATTGACGAGTTTGAAAGCAAGATAGATGATCGCCGTGTCATAGTCACGGGTTTTTATGTCACTGACCAAGATCCTGCTGTGGATCTCAGCATCTTCATCGAGAAGAGCAGCATACGTCCGCTGGACACAGAAGTCAGTCCTGCTCCAACAGATGACGGTTACTATTTGGTATTCGTAGAGATGACACGCAACGAGGAGTTTCCCACGCGCCTAGTACAGATGTGCGATCAGGTCAGCAACCTTACTGATACCAAGAAATGGCAGTTCCATCCATACGGTGCACCAGAAGGTGAATTTTATGATCTAACCGAGGAAAACATACGCAAGCATGTAAACCTTGATCAGAGCAGCGTGGAAGTCAAGGATGAGCCCGAGTCTGAGAAACCAGGTCCACAGGCACAGGTAAGCGAACCAGCTGCCAAAGCAGAGGGAGAACCAGCTACCGTGGCAGAACCAACTGCAGAAAGCATTGGCGCATTTTTTGCCAACAGCTTGGTTGAAAACGTGGAAGTGCGCGGCGAATGGTTGCGCATAACTGACGCAGGTCAGCAGCGAGTGTACAAGATCACTGGTTACAAGCAGGGCGATCATGCCCAGATGCCTGTGTTTGGACTGAACATAGGCAGCCCAGTGCTGCGAGAAAGCATAGCACTGCAGAAGATGCTGGGCACCGGATACTGGGTGGACTGTGTAGACGATCACGTGACCATCACGGACGGCGATCACCATCTCATATTGGCGGTTGACGCCTAAGCAATCTGTGCTATACTGGCATGGTAACAGGAAACCATGCAGATGAAGCGTTATCTCAGCTACGCAGATGTAAATTCACAAGTTTTATCAATAGCCCAGCAGATCACTGTTGACGGGTGGAAACCAGATTATGTGGTAGGACTTACCCGAGGCGGACTGCTGCCAGCTGTGTTGCTAAGTCATTGGTTTAACGTGCCTTGTCACACGCTTAAGGTCAGTTTACGCGACGATGGTACAGAAAACGAAAGCAACTGGTGGATGGCCGAAGATGCTTTTGGTTACGATGAGAAGTTTCCAACAGAAGGCAATCCGCCCAAAAAGATCCTAATCGTGGACGACATCAACGACACTGGGGCAACTTTGGAATGGATCAAGAAAGATTGGCGCAGCACCTGCTTGCCAGATAATCCAAACTGGGACCATGTGTGGCACGGCAACGTGCGTTTCGCTGTATTGGTAAACAATCTTGCCAGCGAGACCAAGGTAGATTATGCAGCCATGGAAATCAACAAGGCCGAGCAGGATGTTTGGATTGAATTTCCATATGAGAACTGGTGGACCACTTCTACTTCACAATGAATTTGGCAGCGACAATCGTTGCGGCTAAAATGTAAAGCCGGGCTGTTCCGGTAACCCTTCAATAGCATAAAGAGAACCAGAGATGGACAAGAAACACGATATCAAGCAACGTGCAGCAGACGGCAAATGGGTTGTTTGGACTCAGGTAGATGATCCCGAAGCAGACTTGGACTACTATCGCAAGAGTGGGTTACCGATCCCACAGCGCTGGGTTCCCATCGCAGTGGAAGCCACGGAAGAGGAAGCTAAGGCAGCTAGCCGCCGCAGCCGCATCTGATATCGAGAAAAACAGAGGTGGGCTTGTCCCACCTCTTTCCTTGACTAGATTTTTGGTATCTTGCCGTCGGTTCGTGCAACAGGTGGATACCCGTCGCGAGTGACTTTTATCTTGAACTTGGCAGCTTGCCGAGGTATCTCATCAACACCAACGTCAGGAGTAGTATTCACTCCCTTGACTATCTTACCAACACCAGCCTCCGTGAAGAAGTAGTAACTAGACTGATCCTCAGCTAATCGTATAGGGTGGTTGGTGATGAGATCGTTTAGCCTCATGGAGATATTTAGTGATCTCAGGTGCGCAGATTCTTAGCTATGAAATCTTCAATGAGATTCATGTTAGCCTGCAGCCTCGTATCACCTGGTAGCTTCTCCAGCGCTAGCTTAGCTTGTTCAAGAGATTCCTCATACAGCTTGAGATTCCATGCCGCGATGCTTAGCAGATCATGCGGTTGCCATCCCCATGCTTCGGGTGTGCAGGTATAGTCCATGGGATGCTTGGTCACTTTTAGCGCACGGTGAGCGTAATCATAGCAGTTCTTCCAGTCTGCGGCTTCATAATAGTGCTGTGCTAGTGCTACCAACGGTTCGCGATGCGTTGGTACTTCATATGCAGCCTGCTTGAGCCAGAATACCTTGTTGTCTGGTTCGGCCTGTGCTAGAGTGGTCAGCGCCTGGCAGCGCTCAACAGTATCATAGCTCATGCCAAGGAACTCCTTGTAGGTAGCTGCGCACTTGTCCCACATCTTCTGATAGGCATATTCACGTCCCAGATAAGCCTTGATGCGGCTATCATGTGGCCATTCTCGCACGCTCTCTTCCAGCAGCGATAGATCGCCACTCTTGCTCTTGGGATCCGGAAAGTGATGTATCTGGAAATCATCTGTGAAGGTGTGTATCTCTGGCAGCCTGCTGATCAGTCCCTCATGCGTGGCTCCCATCCAGCGATAGCCCTTGCGGCTGTGTATGCGATCACCATACCATTGGCGACCAGGTGTACCGTCTGCGTTCCAGTTCCAGATGTAGGGATAGCGCAGCCTAGTAGTCTCAGGCTTCCAAGCTGCTTCCAGCTTTTTACGCCAACCGGGGGTCAATCTCTCATCTGTGTCCAATCTGATGCACACGTCTATGTCGTCTGGGACCAGATACATGGCAGTGTTAAATGCATCGTCAAAGCGCCAAGGTATGATGCGCACGTCGGTGACCTGCACTCCCAGTTCCAACATCTTTTCCTTGGTGCCATCAGTGCTGCCAGTGTCGGCGATACAGATGATGTCAGCGTCCTTGCAGCTGTCATACCATGCCTGCACGTGGTGCACTTGGTTCTTGGTTGGTCCATATATTGCTATGCGCATCACGCTTGTTCCTTGAGCTTGCCCTGCATCCATTGCAGGTTGGTTTTCAATCTATCGTCATTGGGATTTTGGTCTAGAGCCTGCTGGCACCATTCTGTTGCCTTGCTATACCATCCGAGATTAGCAGCAGCTATGCTACCAAAGTCGCCAAGCTGATTGCCCCAGGCATCTGCATTGTCTAGATAGCTGTGGTCTCGCCTGCTCTTATCCATGCCAGAACCTGCTGCCCACAGCAGGCCATGCCAATCTTGATTGTTGTAGTAATAACGTGCCAGTTCCAGCCACACTTGCCTGCGTTCTGGGCTGCAGATCAGGGCACGCTGTAGATATTCCAGCTTGCGGCTGTCAACCATGCGCGATATGTACAGCATGGCTTCTGAACGTTCTATGGGCCATCTGCTGTTTTCGAGATCCAGATAGCGATTGAGTTCTACCACTGCGTCTGCATGTTGCCCGGCATACATCAGCTCGCGACCATACCAGAAGCTCAGCTGGCTGTCTTTGGGATCTTCTGCAGTGGCCAAGGCCATCAATGGCAGATAGCGACCGCGTGTATCCTTGGTGCGATCCTGTATCTGGTTCAGCACTATGCTGAGATCCTCTGCTACATTCTCATGTCCAACCGTGCTGAACACGGTCTCATGCACAGGACGCTGCCATTGATAACCTATCCTAGCATGTATCTTGTCCATGCGGTAACCATCATTGGGCCCACCGTCGCGATAATCAAACACATAGGTGTAGGCCAAGCGCGTGGTCTCGCCTGTGCGCCAAGCTGCTTCCATCTTGGGTCGCCAACCTTTGGCTAGGAACTCGTCCATGTCCTGGCTGATGCAGATGTCCGTATCTAAGGGCAAGCAGGCCAGTGCAGCATTGCGAGCATGATCAAAGCGCCAGGGATCGAAGCGCTGCTCAAACACTGTCACGCCCAGCTCCCTGAGCTTTTCCACTGTGCCATCTGTGCTGCCAGTGTCTAGCACCACTCTGTAGTCAGCATCTGCCACGCTGGCAGCCCAGCGCTCGCAGTGCTTGATCTCGTTTAATGCCACCGTATAGACACCAATTTTCATCATAAATCCTTTTCACTTCGTTGAAGTTTTGCCAGTGCTTTAGCTTTGCGTATATTTTCACCAACCTCAGGCGGACGTTTGCGACCAAGTTGAATCGTACTAATATGTTGGCCAAATTCGGGCGGTCTTTTTCTGCCTCGTAAAGGCGACGGTCCGCGTTTCTTACCTTTATGCGGACTTGGCCTGCCAAGATGTGCTAAACCAATTTTGATACCAACTTCGGGCGGTCTAGGTCGACCTTTTTGTGTGGCACTTCGCTTGGCATTTGATTCTGCAGTTTGTTTGCGGCCAGCCATTCCTTCGCCGCCATCGGTAAGATTAATCAATATGCCAGTATCTGTGTCCTTACGACCATACCAGCGAATCATGCGTCTTTCTAATGCGAAAGCGCCTATCTCAGTGAGATTAGATTCAAGTATAACAATCAAGACAAGATTGGCTGGCACTGTAATATTTTTATGTTTTTGCCAAGCTCTACCATGCTTACCTTTTCCGATATAATAAGGTGTGTTATCTGATTGCCGCAGGTAAGCGTAGACGTAATATCCGCTCGGATATCTCTTATAAGTAGACATGCTGTGTGCTCCATAATAGCCATAGAGCCGATGGATGTTTGCAGCATCGCGATCGGCACAATATTTAGCTATTTCAAGCATCTCAGTCCCTCACCATGCGATATCGCATGCCCTTTTGTAATTTAACTGGAATTCGCTTGGTCATCATATTTGTCGTGAGAAATAATTCGCTGCAGAAATCAATGCCATCTGCCGAATATAACCAAGGGATGCGCGAGAAGGTCTCACCGTAGTCGCGCATGACATGCATGCTACCATAGCCAAACTGGTCATTGTGTGCCACATGCCACTGACCGCGATGTTGGAAATTGTGTCCGCCTAATCCAGGATCATCTGGTACCGTGAGACCCTCAAAGGGTTCAAGCGCAAACTGATCACAGTGCCAATCAAAGCGAGCACGAGCAACATAGTCGTAGGTCTTGCGGTGCTGCCAAGCATGCCGATCAGCCAGCTGCAGGCTCTGACCTATGCTGTACCACATGCTGAGCACGTTGCGCGGCTGTGATCTATAGGCCCATATGCGTGACGTATAGATGCTGGTATCAAACTCGCGCTGAGACTCTATGATCATCTCTGTGGGAGCATAGACGCTGCTGATCCAGTTGCGAGTGGTCTCGTGATTATCTGACCAAGCATGCACGAACACGTCAGTGTCATGCTGATCAATCAGGCGGCGCCAGCTATCCGTGCTAACGCTGGTTATCCTCGGCAATCCTGCGAAGCACAGTGCTAGCTTTGCCATGCCCTCAGCCGATTAACGTGATCGCTGCAGAAGCCATACCAATGCCAGCTGCGCACCATGTTTTCAATCTCATCCCAGCCGTAGGTCACTTCTGGCATCACGCACACGCTCATTGGGCTAACTGTCTCTGGCTTGCCAAAGTACGTCCATATCACGTTGGTGCTGGTCAGCGTGACGGTGTCACTCTCGTGCCAGAAGAAGTTGTAATGGTGCTTGAGGCTGCGCAGAGTGAAAAGCGCATCGAGATTCTTGCAGTGAATCCAGAGACCTTTCTGCTGCAGGAAACTGATGTCAGTGTCATGTTCTGGTCCATCATGTCCCAGCACCCACTTGCCATCCACGTGCCATACGTCTATCTCAGCTTCAAACCCATGGTCCAAAGCTTTGATTATCTGGTCAGGGCGATTCTGCATGTTGTCATCTGGACCATCCATCAACCCGCGGTGCGCTATGAACTTCATGTCACACCTGCAGATCGTCTATGGCGCGGCGTATCTTCTGCGTGCCTGCCAGCGTGCCATCCGGATGCCCGTGTATGGCGCCGCCCACGTTGGCCATCCAGTCGATGCCAAACTTCTCCACGATCGGCGGTATCAGCTCAGCAGTCATGCCACAGCTCAGCGCAGGCACCACGTTGCCGTCATGCAGCGTCTGCATGTAGGCAGTGATCTCGTCCTCAGGATCACTGAGATATCCGCCCCACATGCCTGCGTGTATGGTGTCCACGCCGCTCATGGCTGCCAGCTGGCACAGCACGGTCCATTCAATGCCAAAGGGATTGCGCTTGCCTGTGATGACCTTGTCACCGCTCTTTTGATAGTGTATGAACAGCGGGAGATCCAAGTTGCGTATGGTGCGATAGCTACCTAGTCCACTCCACACGTTTATGTGCACGCCGTTGCCACCGTTCTGACTGACGAACCTTGCACGATTTTCAATGTGCGCAGGATCGCTGTTGATGCAGAAGCAGTACACCACGTTCTTGCCAGTGATGTAGTTGCTGATCAGTTCCACGCGATCTTCCAAGCGGCACACAGCTGGATTGCTCAGTATCTCGTCTTCCTTGATGAAGTTGACGCCACCTTCCACCAGCTGCTTGGTCATCTCCAACAGCACCTGCGGCGTGATGCCAGTCTTGGGCTTGACGATGCCACCAAAGAACGGCTTGCCAAAGTTGCCTGTGTATTCACGCATGCCAGTGATGCCGTACTTGGGCTTGCGGAAATGCGTGTCAATGGTCTGTGGGTGTATCTCTAGACCAACCACCCTGCACTTCTTGATGGTGTCAATGTCTACCTGACCGCCCTGTATAATGCACAGCAGGTGAGCTATGCCATCTTGATCCCAGTCAATGTTAGCGCTGGGATAGCCAATGGTGACATGTCCCTTCTTCTTTTCAAAATCCTTGCTGCGTATGATCTTGGCACAGTAGGCTTCGATCATCTCGTCAGTTTCCCACACTGAGCGCTTGGTTGGGTTACCTATGCTCTGTCCCACTGCTATGTTCCAGCCTGCGTCATAGACGCTGACCGTGCTCTCAACTTCATAGGTAACGTAGAAATACGTGCCCAGTTCTTTCTCGTCTCTGACTATGTCTATGCTCATGATTCTTTCTTCACCTCTATCTTGTCGCCAGGCACGCTGGGGGTCTTGATCACCACCACTTGGCAATCTGCTAAGAATTCTGGATCTGCTATCTCGCCCTTTTTCAAGAGGAATATGGTCGGGCCAACCAGTATCTGGTCCTGTATCCTCATGACACCATCCACCAACAACGTGATCTCATCCATGTGCTCGTGGTAGTGAGCGGGCCATGGTTCTCCGGCTGCGTGGAACTTGTAACCAACTTCAAAATCTTTGGTGTTCCAGATGCTGGGTTGGAAGTCTCCAACGAACCAACCACCTGTGAACAGCTTGGGATCAAATACTTTCATTTGTGCGCCTCTATGTAGATTTCCAAGTCTTCTGGCGTACCTATTGGCCAGTGCTCTTGGGGTGGATAGATACCTATGCGATCACCGCGTGCGATGTTCCAATTATAGACTGGACACACGTAGAATTCATTATTCACTCGCACGTTGTCTGCGATCATCTGCTCAGCTGCCCACACAAAGTCTTCGCCTCGCGTCCAAACATAGATGCCAGTGGTAGCATGCGGGCTAATCACCTGTTTCTCAGCAGTGCGCACAGCTATGCCGTTGTCATCAACTTCAACGTAGCTGTACGCTGTGGTGTCCTTGAAGAAGGTCAGCATGGCACCATCAAGCCGCTCTGCTGCTAGCCATTCCTCAAAGTGATCCTGGTCCCAGACCATCATCTGATCACAGTTGGCAATGAACAGCGTTTCCTTTGGTTTGATGTGCTGCTTGGCCAGCAGGCATGTCTCAGCAGCACCCTGCGTGACCTGATCAACGAACACGATGTTGAGATCTGCTGACATGTCTCTGAGCCTGCTGAACAGCGCAGGATCTGCATCATAATGTTCGCGCAATACGCACAGAGTGAAGGTGTTGTGCAGGCCGAGGTTCTCCAGCACATGCTGTACCATGGGCTTGCCAAAGAACTCTATCAATGGTTTTGGTTTTGAGTAACCCTGTTGAGCAAATCGCGAACCTCGCCCGCTCATGGGTATTAGTATGTGCATGCATCTGATCCCTTGATATAACTATTTTATGGATCAAGAGCACAAGTTGCCTAAATATTTCACTGCTTTGTAGAAGCGAAAAGCTTGCCTATCTCTCTTGCAGTGTCCTTGATATTGCGTTCTGCAACTGTGGTATCTGCTATATCTGTGCTGTAATCAACTCCTACGAAACCAAATAGATCACCGTTGCTCATGTATATGGGGCAGCGTATGAGATGCTTGGCATTGCGGCTCATCCAGAAATAATAATCCTGGTTTTCCTTGTCCTTGTCAGTGTTCTTGATTATGGCACACTTGTCATTGACAAACTGGTTGTTGATAGCCATGTGTATGCTGGCAGGTATGCGCTGTTCAAAGCTCATGATGCGCGACGTTCCCGGACTGATGACCTCATGAGTCATGGTCTGGAAGAAGAAAGGTACTCCGCTGATAGCTGCTAGACCGTTGTGATAGCGATACACATAGGCTCGCATGCCATTGCTGTCCGTGAGCAGGCGATTGAGATTGCGATAGATGCTGTTGTCGTTTTCCACAGAAGTCTTGAGATTCATGCTGAAGCTGGTAATGCTGTGAGCTTCCTCATACACGGAAATCAAGCTGGTGAAATGGAATGCTACCACATAGGCAGTGGAGAACACAGCAGTTATAGCTGCTATGTAGAACAAGTGCACAACCAGCATGATTGGACGAGTGTTGGACAGATAATCCACTGCCACCTGGGCTATCGTCACTTGTTTTTGCTCGTCCAAGGCAAACCTCTTGATTTTCGTGCCAATAATGCTTATTTATGGTTTGAATGCGGCATTGACACGCTGGTACTAGATAGGTTAAACTACGAGCATGGAAGATTATTACAAGATATTAGAGCTAAACGAGTCGGCATCGCCCGAAGAGATTAAAGCTGCATATCGCCGCTTGGCCAAGGTCCATCATCCGGATCTCAACAAGGGCAACGCAGAATCAGAAGCACTGTTCAAGAAGATCAACGAAGCCAACGACACGTTGGGTGATCCTCAAAAGCGTGCTCAGTATGATCAGCAGCGGCGATACGGACAGGGAGGACCAGGGGGAAATCCATTTGGTGGGTTCCCTGGGCAGGAGTTCCATTTCAGCTTTGGCGGGCAGCCGTTTGAAGACGTGTTCAATCAGTTCTTTGGCGGCGGACATCCTTTTTCGCGTCCGCAGCCACGCAACCGAGACTACCAGTTCAATCTCAACATCAGTTTGGAAGACGCATTCACGGGCAAGAGCATGCCTGTGAGCTTTGATGCACACGGCAAGAACACCAGCATCACCGTTAACTTGCCAGCTGGCATAGAGCATGGAGCTCGCATGCGCTACCAAGGACAGGGTGAGCGCAACGTGCCCAACGCACCTCCGGGCGATCTCTACATCACCGTGATGATCAATGAGCACAGCGTGTTCCAGCGACACGCACATCATCTGCATACCAACATGAAGGTTGATGCCATCGGAGCCATGCTGGGCATAAAGCAGGACCTAAAGACCATTGACGGCAGCATGATAAACGTCAGCGTTCCAGCTGGCACTCAACATGGAGCCACCCTGCGCGTGCAGGGACATGGCATGCCAGTGCAGCACAACAGCAAGCAGCGCGGCGATCTCTACATACATGTTGAGCTTTCTATACCAACCAATCTAACCTCTAACCAACGCGACATGCTGGTCGAGATCCAGCGACAGAGGAGTTCCGTATGATACTGCCAGTTGTAACACGTCCACATCCAGTGCTAAAGCAGGCTGCACGGCTGATCGCACCAGAAGAGATACCCAATCTCGGGCCGCTGATCGACGACATGTTTGATACCATGGCTGCTTATGGAGGTGTGGGTTTGGCAGCGCCGCAGGTTGGACACAGCATCAACATGTTCGTAGTGCGAGTTGACGGCAACGATCATGTTTTCATCAATCCAGTGGTGCTGCATGCCGGTGACGAGATGGACGAGATGCCAGAAGGTTGCCTCAGCTTGCCAGGGGTCACTCTAAAGATCAAGCGCAGCAAGCAGATCAAGGTCATGTACAGGGATCGCGCTGGCAACCAGCAGATCACTGATCTCGGCGAAGGTTGGAGCCGCATCTTCCTGCACGAATTTGATCATCTACAGGGAGTCATGATCGACGACCGCGTGGGCCGAGCCACTTTGGATCTCGCCAAGCGCAAGGCAGCAAAGAGATTGAAGCGCCAACAGAGGGCTGCAGCATGAGCATGAACACGTTTGAAGCGCCGCTGCAGCGAGCTTATCAGCTGGCCAGCAGCTTGAACCATGAATTGGTCACTCTTGAACATCTGCTAGCAGGGCTGCTAGAGATAGAACAGATACAGCAGCTGATCATCCGAGGCGGCGGCAATCTAGACAACATTGTCAAGGCCACTAGCGATTGGTTGGGCAATGACAGCAATCACGTGATCATCAAGCAGGGCAGCTTCCAGCCTCGCCACACAGCATTGCTGAGCAACGTGATCAAGAAAGCCAAGACGCAGAGCATGTTCAGCGGTCGCAATGATATCGGACCTGTGGACATCTTCCTTGCGCTGTATCACATCCCAGACAGCCCAGCTAGCTGGTTCATAGAACAGTTCGCACCACCCAAAGAGCGAGTAGCAGAACTGCTACACAGAGGTGATATCGAACCTGATGCAGAAATGGACAGCAAGACAGCGCTGGAGATACTGCACACTTACTGCATCAATCTCAATGCCAAGGCACAGGCAGGACGCATAGATCCCTTGATTGGTCGCGAGCGTGAAGTTGAACAGATCTGCCAGATCATGGCACGCCGCAACAAACACAACGTGATCATGACCGGTGACCCAGGCGTGGGCAAGACCATCATAGTGGAAGGTCTAGCACGTCGCATCGTAGAAGGTGCTGTGCCTGACAGCTTGATCGATCACACCATCTGGAACCTAGACGTGGCCACGTTGGTAGCTGGCACCAAGTTCCGCGGTGACTTTGAAGAGCGCCTCAAGCAGATCATCGCAGCACTGACCGCACTGCCCAAGACCATAGTGTTCATAGACGAGATCCACATGATCATGGGCGCTGGCAATGGCGGCGGTGGCGGCAGCATTGACGCAGCCAACATGCTGAAACCAGCACTGAGCCGCGGTGAGATCTGCTGCATTGGCAGCACTACCAACGAGGAATATCGCAAGCACTTTGAGAAGGATCGTGCGCTGGTACGTCGCTTCCAAAAGCTGGACATATTTGAACCCAGCATCGAGGACAGCAAGCGCATCCTACAGGGCATTGCCAAGCACTACGAAGAATATCATGGCATCGAGTTTGAACCAGAAGCACTAGATGCAGCTGTGGATCTCACTGCTAGGCACATGCACGACCGCTGCTTGCCAGACAAAGCCATTGACATCATTGACAGCGCAGCTGCCTGGCAGAGGATCAAACCCGAAGCAGAACGTGCTAAAGTTCTCACACGAGAGATGATAGAAGCAGAAGTCAGCAGAGTAGCCAAGGTACCTGTTACTACAGTTAAGAGCAAGGAAGCAGACAATCTCGCACGCCTTGACACTGATCTCAAGGCCAAGATATTTGGTCAGCAGGATGCCATCGACGGAGTGGTCAATGCCATCTACATGAGCCGCAGCGGCCTGCGTGAAAGCGACAAGACCGTGGGCAGCTTCTTGTTCTCAGGGCCAAGCGGCGTGGGCAAGACCGAAGTTGCCAAGCAGCTGGCCAAGAGCCTGGGTGTGCATTTTGCTCGGTTTGACATGAGCGAATACCAAGAACGCCACACCGTGAGCAAGTTCATAGGATCACCTCCAGGCTATGTTGGATACGGAGACGGAGGTGCAGGCGGTGGTGTGCTGATCAACGAGCTTGACACTCATCCTCACTGCGTGCTGCTGTTTGACGAGATTGAAAAAGCACATCCAGATGTCTACAACATCTTCCTAGCACTGATGGATCACGGAACGGTTACCAGTAGCCAAGGCAAATCTGCCAGCGCACGCAATGCTATCGTGATCTTTACCAGCAATCTTGGCGCAGCTGACATGGAGAAAGAACTGATCGGCTTTACCAAGAGCACTGTGCGCGATGAGGACACGCAGGCTATCAACAAGTTCTTCACGCCAGAGTTCCGCAACAGGCTGGATGCTATCATCAAGTTCAACAAGCTGAACAAGGACAACATGGACAGCATCGTTGACAAATTCCTCAGTGAGCTCAATACTCTAAGCACACGCAAGAACGTGAACATAGTGTGCGATCCAGCTGCTAAACAGTGGCTGATCGACAAGGGATTTGACAGCAACATGGGAGCACGGCCATTGGCAAGGGTGATCGCAGAAAACATCAAGAAACCCCTGAGCCGCGAGATGCTGTTTGGCAAGCTGCGCCACGGTGGTGCTGTGATGATCACAGCCAAAGACGGCAAGCTGGAGTTTGAATATCTCAGCAATCCAGAACCTGCAGAAAGCGCAACGCTGCTGCTGCCAAATGCTGTCACTGAAAGCGTACCTTCATGAATCCCATATTGATGACCTTGATTGACATGGGTGCCTTAGCCAAGGACAGCATAGTAACTGCCAGGCAGGGCACTACCAATAAGTTTGGGATCGTGCAGTACAGATCAGACGAATATGTGATCAAAGATATCGTGAACACAGCACAAGGTCGCTCCCTTAACCTGCGTGAGAATGACGGTGTGCGCGAACTGCGAGTGCAGATAGAAGACGTGATCGCCATAGACGGCATGAGCATAGAACGCTATGCCGAGATCTACAACATCAATCCAGATGGTAGCTTGCGAAGCACAGGTCGCAAGCGTGGTCGCAAGCCAAAGATCAGATAAAATACCGCATTTTAGCCATAAGTATCATGTCCATAGAGGAGACGAGACATGGCTAAATTGGTAGAAGAATTGGTGGTGATCAAGCTGAGCAAGATGGTCAAGGACGGTGCCAGCGATGATGCAGTGCTGACCGAGGAGCAACGCAGCATATTGGAAGCCACAGCACCTGCGCTGATAGAAGAAGTTCTCAATGATGCTAGCGTATTAGTAGAGCTTGCTGAATTAGGCTAAACACCTGCCGCTAAATACTAGAAGCATTCAGGCGGCATCATGATCAGCGTCACACTATTAGGTACCACTTACGATCAGATCAACGTCGTTGGACAGAAGGTCCCAGGCGCTGGTTACAACAACACGGTTGGTAACAACCATACCGTCAGCATCAATCTGGATAATTTCGTAGGCCGCATCTATATACAGGGTAGCTTGGCCACAGATCCAAATCCAGACACTGATTGGTTCAACATACCCATAGGCAACGGCACGCCTTATGTGCAGTTTCCCTTGGATGCCGCATTGCCAACAGGCAACAACCCAGCGCTGAACCAATGGCCTGCCAACCAATATCCCACTGCTCAACAGGGTGATACTGGCATAGTTGCCTATAGCTTTAGCGGAAACTACATCTGGGTCCGTGCAGTGGTTGATAGGACCTATCTAGTTCCGCCTCCTACTGATCCATATTTCGTGGGTGCAGTCAGCCAGATACTGTTGAACTATGGTGCCATCGCCAGCAGCACTGTTGCGCCGCAGGCAACCAACACAGGCGGTGCTCAAGGACCTCCCGGACCTCCAGGTCCAACTGGTCCGCAAGGTACAGGTCCTACAGGCGCTGCTGGTCCCACGGGTCCTGCTGCTAGCGGAGCTTTCCAACGATACGACAGCTATGCTACGCCTGGCCAGACCGTTTTCTACGCATCATACACTCCAAACTTCGTAGACGTCTACTACAATGGTCTGCTGCTGGTTCCAGTGAGCGACTACACTGCCACAGATGGATCAACAGTGGTACTGACCAGCGCAGCGCTGGGCGGCGATCCAGTCAGCATCGTAGCTTGGGAGATAGCCAATCTCAGCCAAGTGACAGGTCCTACAGGTCCCAGCGGCGGTCCAATAGGTCCAACTGGTAACACTGGTCCAACTGGTCACTCAGGACCAACAGGTCCAATCAGCACCGTGCCAGGTCCAACTGGAACTACAGGTTACACCGGTCCCACAGGCGCTACAGGTGCCACCGGCGCTGCTGCCACTAATCTGATCAGCTTCAGGCTGCTGTTCAACAGCGGCATCATACTACCAACCAATTTCGTAGACAACTGCGTGAACATCAATCCTGATCAGATAACCAGGGCCAGCGATACGCAGATCACCATAGTGCACAACATGAACGCCTATCCAGGCATGGTGACTTGCCAAGGTGGTCCTCTGGCTCAACCAGCAGGCGCATATAGACAAACAGTGCCAAATGCTGCTACCACTGGCAGCTACAGCTCATTGAGCTTGGACATCAACACTACCAGCTTGTTCGCGCTAACACCCGGCAACACGGGCATCCCAGCCAGTGGGAATGGATATCTCTGGGTCACCATGATATTCACGGGTTGATGGAGGCATAAAATGGCATCCATACTCCCTATACTCACGCTGTATGTGGACAACATAACCATAACACCATTGGCATATTGGCCAGTTGACGAAGGTCCTGTGTATGGTTATGATCAATGGTGGTTAGGAGGACCTGCACCGCAGCCCTATCAGTGGACCATGACTGCCACGGTTACTCAGCAGAACCACAGCAGCTTTAGCACGCCGCAACTGTACATCTATGACGCCCTGGACATACAGGTTGGCATGTGGTATGGTGAAGCAGCCACAGGACGTTGCACCCAGATAGTAGAGATCATATCCGCCACTGCTGATACCATAGTATGCGTGATAGAAGACACGGGTCGCTGGGAACAGTTCAGCAGCCCCAATGGTGTTGCAACAGCAGGTGATCCAGGATTCATCTTCACCATTGACGAGGATGGTGTACCTGTATTCCACACGCTGACTCTGTACAACAGCTTCATACAGCCCTATCCAGGCTTCCTGCAGGACGTGATCAGCAAGTTTGAAGCACGCAACCTCAAGCAGAACTTGGTAACGGTTTATCAGCCAAACAACGGTTTCTCAGTCGGCAACGTCATTTACCTCGGTCCAGATGGCTACTATCGCCAAGCTGTAGCCAATGTTGCTGTCAGCACCAACGTTATTGGCACAGTGAGGCAGCTGGGAATACCGGGCTATGATTATTTCAGCTGGGAACCCAGAGGCAAGATATTATATGACCTCAGTGGATTGCCTGGCAATCCAGGTGACGTGCTGTGGCTGAGCCCTGACACCCCCGGTGGTCTCACCAGCGTCAAGCCTGCCAACTTGGCCATGGCTGTGTACATAAAGATCAATGATACCAGTGCAGTAAAGCTGGCACAGGTCGGCTACGTAGGCCCAATCAACAACTACACTGCCACAGTACCGCCTACCATCAACAACGACGAGACTCAGGGTTACAGCTTTGGCAGCATGTGGATAGACATTGCCACGCACGTGGCATATATCTGCATCAATCCAACTACAGGCAACGCCAACTGGCAAGTGCTGGGAGCAGGAGGGCAAGGTGCAACTGGCGCAACTGGACCTCAAGGTCCAACAGGTGTCACTGGTCCTGCAGGAACTGCTACCAACACAGGTGCTACTGGTAGCACTGGTCCAACTGGTGCTGCAGGTCCCACAGGTCCTGCAGCGTTGGGTGCATATGCTCGCTTTGATCTCACGGCATCGCCGGGTCAGACTGTGTTCGCCGCGACGTATTATCCAAACTACGTAGATGTCTACTACGACGGTGTGCTGCTCACGCCCGACCTATATACTGCTACAAATGGCACCACCATCACACTGGCAAACGCTGCCATAGGCGGCGATCCAGTAACCATCATAGCATGGCAGATAGCAGGTGTGAATCCCACAGGACCTACTGGTAACACTGGTCCGATCGGTCCAACAGGTCCTGCCAACGTTGGAGCCTTCCAAGAATACAACTTCAACGCTAGCAGTGGACAGACCATATTCACCTGCGCATATACACCGCCATATGTTGAAGTATATGTAAACGGTGTCAAGCTTACACCAAGCGAATATAACGCTACCAATGGTACTCAGGTCATATTGAATGCTGCCAGCGTGGCAGGAGACACTGTTGATGTCATAGCATGGAGCGTGAGCTCCATAAGCCAACTAACAGGTCCAACTGGTCCAACAGGCGTTGCAGTTGGTTATTTTGTCAGCAATATAGCAGTGCGCAACAGCCTCACAGTGACCTTAGGTACCATCGTTTACGTTTACGATGATGGTAGTGGTCACAACCAAGCCTATCTAGCGGCACAGCTTGGACCTACCGTCTGGGTACCATTGGGGTTGAATCTGGATGGCAATAATGTTGGCAACAGCACCAGCGGGTTTCAGACGCTGTCTTATGAATTCACAGCTACCGGTGATTATACCAATACAAATGCTGTGGTGGTCGGAACCATGGCTCCAACCGTAACAGTGACCGAGCTAGACGTGAGCATCTTGACACCTTTCAACGATCCAGCAGCATTTCTAACAGTAGGCAATCCTGCTAGCCATGCATTGCTTATGGGCAACGGGCAGATAAACACTCAGACTGTGGGAACCTACATAGGCAAACCAAACTATCTAGTCACGCAAACTACCACAATCAATGCATATGTTGGGGTTGGAACCAGCACAACAGGCAGTTGGCGCATCAAGATGAGCTACAGCTGATCGCAGTCACAAGGCCAAACTAAATATACCAGCTATATTGGCCAAGATCTGCGAGCTGGGAACAGGATGACGCTGCCTAATAATCCAACATTTGAATATAAACTCAGCGGCGTTTCTGGCGATCTCTCATTAGGCAAGAACGGACCGCGCCTGCTGAACAGCAATGGTTCTGTAGAGTTCGTCACATTTGATGGCCAACCAGGTAACATAACCGTAAATCAGGGTTTCTTTGCCAACATTGGTGTTGGCACAGCTCAAGCCTATTATCCCGTTGACATATACGGGAACATACACATCAGCAACACCACGTCTACTACCAGCGGAATCATCTGGCCAGATGGTACATTCCAGACCACTGCTGCCTATTATACACCTCCGGGTGGTAGCAACGGCAGCGTGCAATTTAACCAAGGCAATCTGTTCACAGGCAACAGCCTATTTTCTTTTGACGACGCCAACGTGCGACTTGGCATCGGTACCGGCACTCCTGCCAGCACGCTCAGCGTCTATGGCAACATACAGATCGCAGATTCGGCTGGCGACAATAATGGTATAGTGTTCCCAGACGGCAGCTTCCAAAACACCGCAACTAAGAACACCCCAAGCTTTGGCCCACCCGGCACGGTACAGTTTGCAGGTGTAGGTAATAGTTTCAGCGGTGACAGTAGCAGCTTCTTTTGGAACACTAGCAATTCTACGCTGATATCCAGCAGTCTGTTCCTTACCAGCAACATAGCCAGCAACGATATATTTTCTGGTGCGCTGGTGGTACAGGGCGGCGTAGGTATAAGTGGCGATCTACACGTTGCCGGCAACATATTTGGCAGTAATGTCAGCGTCATCACAGGCAACTCTGGTGTTTTCTACGGCGATAGCGAGGGTTTTGGCGCCATATATGGCGGCATTCCCATGGGTTATACCTACCAACCCAACACAGTATTGCAGCTCAGTGCCAATGCCAACGATTACGCGCAGCTTAACATTCAGAACGTAAACTACAGGTTTGCTGCTAGCACTGACATCGTAGCCACGGCAGACAACGGCAATGCCAATGATACCTATATAGACATGGGTATCAACAGCAGCCAATTCTTCCAAGCTACCATAGACGGCGCCAATGACGGTTATCTCTATGTGGCTGGCAATGCTGTAACTGGCGGCGGTAACTTGGTGTTTGGCACCCTAGCTGCCAATGACATCATATTCGCCCAAGGCGGAGCTGCTTACGGCAACGAAGTAGCGCGGTTTGTCTACGGCCAGGGCCTGATACTAGAACTCAACACAGCCAGCTATAGCACAGGCACCGGCGCGCTGGTAGTGTCGGGCGGTGTAGGTATCAACGGCAATCTCAACGTTGGTAATGCTGCTTCAGTGGGCAGCATCTTCAGCAATTCAACCATACAGTCTGCTGGACAAGCTACTGTCAACAGCCTTATAGCCAATGCCAACATCAGCAGTGCAAACATCAACATCGCTGCCACTGGCTGGCTAGGGAACGTATACTCAAATGGTTTCACGCAGACAGCCGGAATTACAGTAACCAATCAGCTGATCAGCAACACCAGCATCTACGCTGCTAACCTAAACGTAGCTGGCTTGCTACGAGCAGGCAATATCTACAGCAATGGGTTCACTCAGACAGCTGGGCTGTCAGTAGCCAATCAGATCATCAGCAACAGCAACATCTACGGTGCTAACCTAAACATACAGGGCACTGCTTGGGCAGGCAATGTCTACAGCAACGGCACCATACAGAGCACGGGTCTTGCCACAGTAAACCAACTGATCAGCAATGCCAACATCAGTGGTGCTAATCTGAACATCAGTGGCACTGCATGGCTTGGCAACGTTTACAGCAATGGATTCAGCCAAACAGCTGGTCTCGCAGTGGTCAACCAACTGATCAGCAACAGCAACATCTTTGGTTCAAACTTAAATGTTCAAGGACCAGCAAGCGTTGGCAGCTTGATCAGCAACAACACCATACAGGCCAGTGGCACTGCAACTGTCAACGCATTATACGCAAACACAGTCGTGCAGACTGCGACCATCAACGCTACCAGCAGTGCTCAGGTCAATAGTCTGCAGAGCAATATATCCATACAAACACCAGGTCCGGTGACCGCAGGTAGCGTGAATAGCAATGGTGCCATAGTTGGTCAAAGTATCAACAGCAACGGAGCGATACAAGCGGCTGGCACAGCAATAGTAAATGCTCTATACAGCAATAGCAGCATACAAGCAGCTGGCAGCCTCACTGTAAACAGCCTAAACAGCAATGGCAGCATAGTAGGCAGCTCACTTACCAGCAACGGCACAATACAAGCTGCCGGAACTGTGATAGCTGCAGCTATAACAAGCAATAGCACCATACAGAGCGCAGGCGCGGCTACAGTTGCTTCATTGGTCAGCAACAGCACCATACAGAGCGCAGGCGTTGCCACAGTTTCTGCATTGATCAGCAATAACAATGTCTACGGCGCAACACTGCAGAGCAGCGGATTAGCCACGGTTGATAGCCTGGTGGTAAACAACAACAGCACCACTAGCACGCTGGTAGTGAGAAATGGTGCACAGGTCAACACGCTCAGTAGCAACACTGCAATCAGTGCCAATGGATTGATATCTGGTCAGCAGATTCGCAGCAACGGATTCATCGAGGGACAGACCTTAAAAACCACTGGCATAGCTGTGGTCCAGCAGTTCGTCAGCAACACAGAAGCCACTGCTAATACTCTGAACATAATAACCAATGCTGTGGTCCAGACCATCACCAGCAACACCAGCATACAGGCTGCAACATCGGTATTAGCCAATACCATCAACAGCAATCTCAGCATAACGTCGCCAGCTATTAACGCTCTGAACCAACTGAGCAGCAACACTATTGTCAGCAACGTGGGCATCACAGCAGCCAACATAGCCGCTAGTGGTGTGGTAACCATCACCAACAACACAGCCAGCGGCAGCACAGGATCAGGCGCTCTCATAGTCACCGGTGGCGTTGGCATAGGTGGTAATCTCAACGTTGGTGGACAGCAGAGCCTGTTCGCAGGTAACCTCATAGTCAGTGGTAACTTCATCGTTCGCGGTAACAGCACGATCGTGAACAGCAACACCATCAGCGTCACAGGTCCAACCATTGAAGTTGGTTCTGACAACGGCGAAGGCAACGTTCTCGTCAACAACGATGGTTATGACCGCGGCGTGATAATGAACTATTTTGTCCTAAACGACAACAATGCGTTCATGGGCTGGCAGAATAGCACTGGCAGGTTCGTTTTCCTAACAAACGTGCAGCCCGGTGTTAGCAATCTAGTCAATCCGTTTGAAAGCGTTCCTGGCTACGTATACGGTGCAGCGCACTTTGGTGATTTGCTGCTGAGCAACACCACTGTAAGCATCAACAGCACAAGCGGTGCATTGGTCGTCAACGGTGGTGTGGGAATAGGTGGCAGTGTCAATGCCATAGGCCAGATTGCAACCACAGGACAGGGTCGCTTTGGTCAGGACCTTCTGGCTAACCAGCTGAATTCAAACGCAGCAATCAGTGCTGTTGGTACCATAACTGGTTCCAGCATACACGCTAACAATGAAGTTAGCAGCACTAACATGAGTGCCACCAATTCTATAAGCGCTGCGCTGATAGCTGCAAACAACAGCGTGACATCAGCAAGCGTAACTGCGCTCAACAACATCACAGGTAATATACTGGTTGGTAACGTAGCCGTTATCTCGCCATACCTGCAGGCACTCAATCAGGTAACAGCGCAGAACATCATAGCTAACAGCAGCGTGGTTACCACCACGCTGATCACGGGCGGGCTGGCGCAGGTTAATGCTCTAAACAGCAACACCAACGTCAGTGCCAATGATATCAGTGCTGTAAACCGCATCAGCGCCAACGTGATAGCAGCCAATGTGGCTATCGCAGTGCCAAGCCTCACGGTATCTGGCACTATTACAGGTAACAACATCGTTGCCAACAGCACAATCGGTACAACAGAGCTTTATGTAGCTGACGTAGCAACCGTCAACAGCTTGGTAAGCAACACCACTGTGAACGTTGATACGATCAATTCAAACTTGATCTACAACAGCTCGTATCTTTACACCGCAAGAATACAAGCGGCTAATAGGATCACCGGCAATACTATCGTGTCAAACGGTGTGGTATCTGGCGATTTCGTACAGGGCATCACTGGTGTCAATGGCGGATTCGTTACCAGCAACAGCTACATCATCGGTGATAGGATCATATCAAACAGCTATGTTGCAGCACAGAGCATAGATGTCACAGACAGTGCGTTGATAAACCTGCTGTTCGTCAACACTGACGTCTACAGCAACACCCTTGTAGCTAGATTTGGAATCATTGGCGATTACATAACTTCAAACACTGGCATACAGAGCACTGGCCTCATACTGGCTGATCAGCTGCATGCCAACGTGGCTATCAGCACACCGCAGTCACTGTATGCAGGAACCATCTATGCCAACACCAACATACAGTCAGCTGGTCCAGTCGTAGCCACAAGCATATTCAGCAACACAACCGTTCAGTCTCCGGGCGCTGGCGAATTTGGCAGCATAACCAGCAACGGCATCGTGCAGGCCGGACTAACCGTGATAGGTGCTGCGTTCATTAGCAACAGCTCAGTGCAGGCCAACGGCGCAATAGTCGGCTCTAGCATCACCAGCAACACTTTTGTGATCGCTGCCAGCCAGATAATGGGACAAAGCTTGGTCAGCAACAGCACAATACAAAGTGCTGGCACTACCACTGTTAATGCTTTGGTCAGCAATACTACGATACAGGCTGCAGGCACTGCCAATGTAGGCAATCTTATCACAAGTGGCACTGTAACGCTTTTAGGTGGCAATATCACAGGCGTAAACACGCTGTTCACGCATAACGTGATCGCAAACGGTCTCATCAGTGCACCAAACTTTTCTAGCAATAGTTTCATATCAAACTCAAACATTGGCATAGGAACCAGCGTCGTCAACTATCCGTTGGACGTGTACGGCAACATTCACATTGGCAACACTGCTGCTATCAGTGGCATCCTGTTTAGCGACGGGACCTTCCAAAACACTGCAGCGGCTTATACACCCAGCTTTGGTTCGCCATATACCATTCAGTTTGCAGGCAACAGCAACACGTTCAGCGGCGACAGCACACATCTAGCTTGGGATGTTGCCAATCTCGCACTGAACACCAGCAACTTGGAAGTTGTCAACAGTGCCAACATTGGTTTGAACGCCAGCATAGGCAACAACATCTATCTTGTAGGTAACCTCAACGGTAGCAATACCACCATCATGCAGGGCAAGACTGCTATATTGCAAGGCGGTGCAGGTGGCTTTGGTGCACTATATGCAGGTGTGCAAGACTATACCAACTACCAACCAAACACTGTAGCACTGTTTGCTGGCAACATCAACGGTACTGTGCAGGTAGGCGTCCATAACGACAGCAGCGGAGCAAGTGCAAGCGGCGACCTCGTTATCACAGCAGACAACGGCAATGCCAACGATACCTACATAGATCTTGGCATCAACAGCAGCGGCTGGAACAACACCACCGTTGATAGAGCCAATGATGGCTATCTGTTCGTGCATGGTAACACAGCAACAGGTGGTGGTAATCTGGTCCTAGGCACCATGCTCAACAATGACATCGTGTTCACGCAAGGTGGCAATGCTGCTGCTAAACAAGTGGCGCGATTCGTGTATGGACAGGGGCTGCTGATCAACAGCACCGTGAACAGCGCCAATCTCAGCGTAGCCAGCTTGGTAACCTCTGGCGGTGCTGCGATCGGTCTCAATGCTTTGATAGGTGGCAACTTGACAGCCAGCTACGGCACCGCTGGTACGGTTACCATAGGCGGCGATCCAAATGGCAGCATAGAGATAGGACAGCAAGGTCGTGCTACACCTGGCACACCATACATAGATTTCCACAGCAGCGCCAGCAGCAATGATTATGATGCTCGCATACAGGCGTCAGGTGGCAGTGCCGCAGGCATTGGACAGGCTAATCTATCTCTGTTTGCCAGCAACGTCAACGTAAACGCCAACCTTGCGGTTTACGGTAATCTACATGCTTACACAGCAGATGTTGGCAGTTTAACTCAGATCAACAGCATTGGCTTTGCCAACGTGCAGGTACTCAAAAGCAATGGCTATGTGAGCGGCAACACCTGGGTCATAGACGGCAATGCACACACCAGCAGCAGCACCTTCCAGCAGGTAGTAGACTCGTGGCCAACTGCTGCTTACCGCAGCGCACAATACATGTTGCAGATCACTGATACCACCACAAACTCCTATCAGGTCAGTCAGCTGTTGCTGCTGCAAGACGGCACCAACGTCTACTTCACTGAATATGCTGACATCTACACTGCGACCAGCCTTGGTACATGGTCGGCTGACATTGCAAGCGGTACGGTTGCACTGTTGTTCACGCCATACAGCTCAGATAATCTCAGCATAAAGGTTGTGCGCACAGCAATAGACATATAAAATACCGGTATGTATTCAAACATCATAGTGGTATGTTATGCACCTGGTGCCAGAGGCAATGCCATAGGCCACATCATTGAGCTGAGTCCTAGCATACATAATCGCAATACTAAACAAGATATCGTGTGCCCCGATGCCAACGGCACCATGCACAACATAGACATGCGGTTTGGCCTTTGGCCAGATGCAGGACAGCTTGGGGTAAACATTTTTGCCAACGACCGCGGGTTCAAATACCAATTAGATCTTGATCTTAGTAGTATGGCCCCTGTCTGGCAGCAGTGCATGTCTAACCTACAATTCAGCAGATATGACCCAATACCTCTGCTACAAGGACTGCAAACTAGGCGCATAGTCACCGCTGACCACATACGATCAATACATGCTTTGCAGCTGATGCCAGGCTGCAGGCCTGTTGCAGTAACCGGCGATCCAGAACTGGCACTGCGCTTACTATGGGCCAAATGGGAATTGCAGCCGCCTCCAAGATGGCATCATTGGCATGAGCAATACCCAAACACACCAATGTTAGATCTGCAGATAGCCGAGTACGAAAAAATACCAATAGAATCGGTAACCGACCAACTGCGAGCAGAAGAATGGGAATTCAGCTTGGAAAAAACACGCCGTTGGCATGAATACCATAGGACAGATCCGTGTGCATTCAGTTTGGATTTCCAATCACTGTTTGATCAGGACACAAGCTACGAAACATATCACAAAATGGTGGATGCTCTAGAATTGGAACCAAACTGGACAGCAGTCAGCCAGTTCATCGACGTGTATAATGCAGCTCAACCAAAGCACTTGTGAAAATCTCTGATTTATGTTATCATCTTGTATCGCATAGGAGATAACACATGACTGATCCGCGCAAGAGAATGATCTGGGTGAGATTTCACTAATAAATACATGTAGGAGTATCAACATGTATTATGTGTATGCGCTAATTGATCCAATTACAAATTTACCATTTTATGTAGGTAAGGGTAAAACTTCTAATAATAGACACAAAGACCATTTGTCTGATAGACGCGGAAAAGAAAATAGACTACGATGGAAACATATTTGTGACCTGCGTAAATCCGGACTAGAACCCAGAGTCGATATATTATTAGAAAACATCCAAGATGAGAGAGAAGCATATGATCAAGAATCAGAGTTCATTAGACAATATGGTAAAATTATTGATGGAACAGGTATATTAACCAATATAGTAGACGATGCTAGACCACCTTCATGGAAAGGTAGGATTAAATCTAAAGAACACCGAGAAAATTTATCAAAATCACATCTTGGTAAAAAATTGTCACCAGAAACAATCCAAAAAATAAGTGATACCAAAAAAGCCAACGGAACATACGGTATCAGCGGAATGGCTGGTAAAAATCATAATCAAGAAACTAAAGAGAAATTAAGGTTGGCCCGATTAGGTTCGACAATGAGCCTTGACAGTTCTGCTAAGAAGAGCGCATCATTACATGGTAAACCTTGGTCAGATGCCAGAAAGATTGCGTCATTAAATCAAAAAAAAACTGGTCCAATCAAAGGACAACCTTGGTCGGAAGCTAGACGTTTAGCACAACAAATGAAAAGGACCCATGATGACAACTCCTAGAAAACGTATGATTTTTGTTCAATTTCAAAAAGAAGGTATCCACAAGTATCCGGCAGCACTGACGGATCCAGCATTGGCCACAGGCGACGAATATGACGTCAGTTTCTTGGGCTATCCACATCGCCATATCTTTGAGTTCCAAGTATGGATCTCAGTGACGCACAATGACCGTGACGTGGAATTTTTACAGGCAAAAAGATGGCTTGAGAAGCTATATGATCAAAAAACTTTACAGCTAAACTATCGCAGCTGTGAGATGATTAGTGAAGAACTATATGAGAAGATAATAGATAAGTGGCCAGGTCGTGAGATATGGATTGAGGTATCTGAAGACGGAGAAAACGGCTGTATACTTAAATGGGATGCTCAATAATGACAGTGTACGTCGTCCCCATCGAACCAATTGATACACGCTATACTCGCCAATGGTATGATCACATTCCAATCTTGCTGGACGGTGCAGGTGTGGACAACGTGGCAATCATCGAAGGGGACGATGTCCCAGCTACACCAACTCCTGGAGCGTTCTTGGATTTTGGTGCTACCAACATCTACAAGAGCAGCCAACTGGGTATCATCGCGCAGCTGTTCCGTGAGGACAAGATCAAGGACGGCGACAAGTTCCTCTACACAGACGCGTGGAACCCCACGGTGATCCAGCTGCGCTACATGGCTGAATTGCTTGGCAAAAAGATCGAGATCCACGGGCTTTGGCATGCTGGCAGCTATGATCCGCAGGACTTCTTAGGGCGCCTAGTTGGTGATAAGCCCTGGGTACGCAATGCCGAATCTAGCATGTTCTATACCTATGACACCAACTGGTTTGCCACGCGATTCCACAGCAACATGTTTCTGCGTGAGCTGCTAGGCGTCGAGCCGATGTTTTCTGAAGATGAGACCGAAGAGTTCATCGTTGGCTGTCCAGACTCTGAGATCAACCGTCTCAAGCTAACTGGTTGGCCCATGGAATACATGAAGCCATTGCTGGTACCGTTTGCTGGCACAACCAAGCGAGACAAGATCATCTTCCCGCATCGCTTGGCACCAGAGAAGCAGCTGGAGATATTCAAAGACTTAGCAGAAGCCATGCCAGAATATGAATGGTTCATAGCACAGGAGCAGAAGCTCAGCAAGGATGAATACCATCAGCATCTAGCAGAAAGCAAGATCGCGTTCAGTGCAAACCTACAGGAGACATTAGGTATCTCGATGTATGAAGCAGCACTGGTTGGCACATATCCCATGGTACCAAACAGGCTCAGCTACACAGAGATGTGGAGCGAGTGCTATCCCAACGAATGGACCAAGAACTGGGACAGCTATCAAGCCAACAAGGACAAGCTGATCACGCACATACGCTATCTCATGAACCGCAACAGCTTGTCTAGCCATGCTACAGCAGAAGCTGAACAGGTTGGTACCAAGTTCTTCACAGCAACTCCTTTGATCCAAGAGCTAGTTCGTGCTTGACAAGATCACCACCATAGGCCATACTGATACATGAACAAAGATTTCAAACGATTCAGTTTTGACACTGACCACCTCACCTTCAATGACAAGTGCAGGAACATGGCTGTAACACAGCGCGATTATGCGCTGTTCCTTCCCAGCATCAGCATGATCTATGCCAAGATCGTCAGCATGGTTGAATATAACATGCGCGACAAGATGCCAGAGGGCCTGCCACAAGGACTCAAGGATCTCAACTTCCTTGATCCAGCCAACAGCTTGTTCTACTATCCAGTTGCTCTGTATTCAGCAGGCCATGCTATTCTGGATCCACAGGAAAGCTGGGTACAGGAAAGCATGGTGCAACAGCGCGATCGTGCCAACACGGTATTGCTGGGCGACAGCGGCGGCTTCCAAGCAGCCACAGGCGTGCTGAAGTATCCATGGTATCCCAAGGGCAAGCAGACGCCAGAAGAGCATCAGAACGACAAGGATGACGTGAGGCTCAAGCTGTTGCGCTGGTTGGAAGCTACAGCAGACTACAGCATGGTGCTAGATTGGCCAACCTATGCGTTGGTCAAGTACGGATTTGATCCAGTCACGGGCGAGAGCCTGCATCCCAGCTTGAAGAGCTTTAACGACTGCTTGACTGGCAGCTTGGACAACCACAACTTCTTCATCAAGAATCGCAAGGAAGGTGCCACCAAGTTCCTCAACGTCCTACAGGGACGCAACATGGAAGAAGGCGACATCTGGTGGGATGCTGCCAAGGATCTGCCATTTGAGAGCTGGGCGTTCTCCAACGTGCAGGCTTCTAACTTCACCATCAACCTGCGGCGCTTGATCATCATGCGCGACGAGAACTATCTAGCAGGACGCGAATGGCTGCACTATCTAGGCAATGGCAAGATCAAGGCTGGCTGTGCTCTGACCACGCTGCAGCGCACGCTGCGCAAGCATGTAGATGATCAGCTGACCATCAGCTTTGACGCAGCATCACCGTTCGTGATGACTGCCAAGGGCCAGATGTACTATGGACACGAGCTGAGCCCAGACAACGTGGGCTTCAAGGGTGGTCCAATCGTAGACAAGAAAGAACTGAAGAACAATCCACAGCTGTTGAACGATTGGATCATGGAGAATCTGCCCAAGAAGTTGGTACCAGTGCGCAGCCGCATCGGTGATCAGGTATCAGTGGGTGACATCTGCATTCGAGGCTACGATGACCTTGAAAGCAAGAAGGTAGCGTTCACCAAGAAAGAGATTGAAAGCGGCTACTGGGCTACAACTCCAGAAGGCCGGGCCAACGATCCATTCAAGTGGACCAAGGCCTACAAGGAATACGTGATACACAGCCACGAGAACGGCGGCGTGTTTGACCTAGGTACCAATCGGTTCGCAGATGCACACAGCAAGTATCAGGAGAAGTGGCCCAGCAGCATGGATGGTTTCAGCTACCTGTTGGCCATGAACCACAACACAGAGCTGCACATCAATGCCATACAGGCTGCCAACATGGCGCAGGATCTGCCCATGCACGAGGCCAAGGAACTGCTGACACCAGATCTGCTGGAGTTCAAGGATCTCTGTGAAGACATCTTCACATCAGAACGTCCCATGGATCTGATCATGCGTCATGAGAAGATGCTGCAGAAGATCACAGGCATGGATGCCGACAACCAAGTGAGCTACGACGTGGAGAACATGTGATGATATACCTAACAGGGGAAGGCGAGACCGTAAGGAATGGTATCAATCTCTATAGATTGAGCGATCCAAGCAGCGCTGGTTTCAAGCTGCGGCTGGGTAGATACTTGTTCATGCTGCGTTGGAGCAAGGGGAGACAACGCTTCTTCGTGCGCAGCGAGATCGTGCCAGGTCACTCACCAGATTGGATGAAAGGTACCAAGTGATGGAAAGAGATTACATAGACGGTGTGAAGACAGACGTGACCTTCTTCACTGGCATTGAAGTAGAAAATACACCCATGAAAGGTGCGTTTACGCTGTTTGTCGTTGGTCGTCAAGACGTGGACGACATCGACAAGATGGCACAGTTCAAAGTATGCAAGCACATCTATCTTGGTGCCAATCAAAGCTTCAAGGTCAAGGGTTATGATGACTACATGGTTTGGAAGAGCTGGGATGATCTCTGCGTGTCACTGCTGGATCGAGGATACTGGGTCACGCTGGATTTTGACGTGGAACATTGGCTAGGTGTGGCTGAGATGAGTGCTATTAGCCACAATCAGTTCATCCCGCAGATATCGGTAAAGATACCTTATATTTCACTGGGCAACTACAACACCTGCGTGAAGATCGATGACACAGGTTTCAAAGCCAGCAATCCAGGAGTGTGGGTGCACAGCCTACATGATCTCATGGATCGCAAGGTGTTCACGCCCTGGGCTGCCTATTCCAAGGACGAACAAGCATGAACGACACACAGCGCCTAGAAGCCATGGACAGCTACTTTGGCCGTTATCGTAAGATGATAGGCCGGCTAAAAGCCAGCGAGCAGGAGTACGAGGATAATCGCAGAGCCTACGAACAGCGTCGCACGGAACTGCAGGAAGAACGCACTCGCATCACTCGCGAGCTGGCCAACATGAGGCAGGTCATCACCAAGATGATAGACGATGGCATTGATCCTGTGATGGCTGGTCTGATCATGAACGAAGAGGATGCTACGACCAGCACCATATGGCAGCAGCGTGACGAGGACGGCTTTGGCATGACCATGAACACTGATGACATCATGAAACGCATGGGCAAGATCTCAGCCTTGACCACAGCTGACATCAGCACTCTGAGCATGGGTCAGCTGAGCTGGCCAGGAGCCACAGGTGCAACTGGTGCCATTGGAGCGTCTGGATCAATCAGCATGGGTCCCAATGGCGGCTATCAGCAAGGATATGGAGCGATTCCGCCTATATCTAACCATCCAGGAGTCACGGCAGACATGCGTGGATTTGTGGATGGCCATGGCGACTATCATGAATATGCATGGACAGGCACAGCAGAACTATAGTTGCGCATACCGCCTAAATAGATTACAATCACATACGCAACCCACTGCGTCAACATCGGGAGATAAACATTGACTATCAGTGATAAGATACGCCAGCGAATCAAAGCAGCTGGTGCAAGCTTCAATGCTAACGACAACATCAGCGCATACATAGAACCAGGTGAAACTGATCAACTGATCGATGAGCTAAATGCACGCTTTGACGCAGTGCTGGACAGCTTGATCATTGATCGCGAGAACGATCCCAACAGCCACGATACTGGTCGACGGTTGGCAAAGATGTATGTTAAAGAGCTGATGAGTGGCAGATATTTCGCTGCACCAAAGGCAACTAGCTTTCCCAATGACAGCGCAGAACGCTACGAAGGCATGTTGGTGGTTCGCAGCGAGCTCAAGAGCGTGTGCAGCCATCACCATCAGCCAGTGAGTGGCGTGGCCTACATTGGCATCATCGCAGCACAGAAGCTGATCGGTCTCAGCAAGTACAGCAGGATAGCACAGTGGTGTGCACGTCGCGGTACGCTGCAGGAAGAGCTGTGCAACGACATTGCCAAGGAGATCATGAGGGCCACTGACTCAGAGAACGTGGGAGTGTACATCCAAGCTTCCCATGGATGCTGCGAAAATCGGGGCCTAATGGCACATTCTAGTTTGACACAGACCACTGTGCTGCGCGGTGCGTTCTTTACAGATCAGAGCACCAAGAAAGAATTCTTTGACAACATCAAGCTGCAACAGGAATTCGCACCAAGATAAGTATGACAAGCGGCGCTTACGGCTTCACCCCGCTTTACAAATTCTGCAGCCTATGGTACACTAACATAGGAGCACGACCATGACACCAGTAACTTACAAGTACACCAGCACTAAAGAATACCACGACGCATTTCCCTGCGCTTATCGCCAGTGGCGAGCAGATAGCCACTGCAACATGATACACGGTTACAGCTTCTCAATGAAGTTCTACTTCGGCACTGACAACCTGGATGTGCGCAACTGGGCAGCAGACTACGGCGGTCTCAAGGAGCTCAAGAAGATCCTAGAAGACCAGTTTGATCACACGCTGTTGGTGGCTGAAGATGATCCTGAGATGGATACGTTCAAGCTGTTGCAATCAAAGAAACTGGCCAAGCTGACTATCCTGCCCAAGTTAGGCTGCGAAGGTCTGGCTGACATGCTGTACAAGTACGTGAACGGCGTGTACATCCCAGATCTCTGGGGACCAGGAGAAGCAGCACGCTTATGGTGCTATCGCGTGGAAGTGCGCGAGACACAGGCCAACATGGCTTTCCGCGAAGGTCACAGGGAGTGGAACGAGGAACTGATATGACTCATGCTGAAACAGATTTTCAAAACATGATCAATGTGTTCGATGCGGCACTGGGCAGTGACAATCCGCAGGTCAAGCAGGCACTGAACAGCCTAGTGATGATGGTGGCACTGACCAACGACCCAGAAGGCAAGAACACTGGACCGTTCCGTCACATGTGGCTAAGTTTTGAAGACAGCCGCAAAGAGGCACAGGAACTGAAACGCATGGTTGACAAGCTAGTGCGAGAAGTAGACATGCTCAAGACCTATCCTGCAGATGGTAGACACAGTTGGAAACCTTGGGGTAATGATATAAAAGGTACAAGCTTCAACCAAGTCTTTATAGACGAGGCTAGCAAAAGGTGACAAAATGAAATGGTTTGACAAGTGGTTCCAACGGCAAGCCAAGAAAGCCTGGGACAATTACGACGACAATCCAAGGCTGATCAAGACTGTGGCAGGCAGCGCAGCAGGCAATGGTCATGAGCTAAGCAGCCAAGGAGCAGCTACTCTACGCATTCACGCTGCGCATGGTGGCAAGGTCATAGAGATCAGCAACTGGGATGAGCGCCGCGGTGAACACCAACGCGATCTCTACATCGTGCGCGACGATGCTGAGCTTGGACCAGAGCTTACAAGCATCATCATGCAGCACAGCCTGAGGTATTAACATGGCAGCGATAGGAACAGTTTCTCCACTCACAAACATCACCACAGGAAGCTACACTACCGCTACCATCGGCGGAGGTGGCGGTGGTGGGGTTGGCGCAATCACATTAACATCAACGGGTGCTGGTTATACCAGCACCACTACACCATACATAACGGTGTCAGGCGGGGGAACGGGCTACGCCAATCAAGTGCTCACTACCAACACAGGTGGTGCGACTAGTTGGACAGGTATCGGCGGTAAAGAAGTCATGCGCATCAGCGCAGATGGTGATATCTTCCAAGGTGGCAGTAGTAATGCCGATGACGGCGTGTTTGCACGCCTTGAACGCTTGGAACGCCTCATGGGTATCATGCGCCGAGACCGCAGCCTAGAAAGCGATTACGAACCCATGCGCCAGCTTGGCGATGCCTACGATGACGCAGTTGATGCTGCTATCTCAGCCATCATGGAAGTCACGTTGGGCAAGCTGAGGCACATGGAACAAGAATACGAGAACATGCGTGAGCAGGCCAAGGTCTGGCGTGCGCTGAGCAAGGATGACGACTGATGACGAAACCAGTGAGTGCCGATGGCATGTCAGGTGTGTTGTTGCCCATAGGCGGATCTATGGTATTCAGAGTGTACCAACCAGACGGCACCTTCACTGACTATGACATCTATCACAGTGATCTCATGGTCACTATCAACGATGAAGACGCATATTTTTATACCAGCAAGACTGGCGAACCATATTTGGATCATTCGCCAGCTACACTAGGCATCGGAGTAAATGATGACTGATACCAAGCGCACCATGGTAGTTGATATACAAGAGGACGAGAATGGCGAGCTTTTCCTGCAGTTCCCCGATGATCTCATGGAAGAGCTTGGTTGGCAAGAAGGCGACACCATCAACTGGGACGTGGACGACAGCACTGGGCACATCACAGTGCGCAAGGTTGAACCACAAGGTCCTGTTAGTCCCTGATGCCATTGATATACGAAAGCCCAGACAAAGGCGTCACAGTCTATGGCAGAGAGCTAGGACACATGGATCGCCATCTGGTAAAGGGCAACCCAACAGATCCCTACGAGCATCTCTATCTGTGGCATGACATCGTCGCTGCCAGTGAAACCAATCCAGCCTTGCGCGAAGTGCTGGATCAAGCTATAATGATCTATAAGCTGAGCAAGGAGCAACCATGAGCACTGCCAAGAAGTACCGTTACAGCGAGATATTTGGTGGCAACGCAGGCCCCACTCCAACCATACAGGGCGAAGGTCGCTATGGCGGACATCCAACAGTATGGATCCGTTTCTGGGGTTGCAATCTCAACTGCAATGGCTTCGGACAAGCCAATCCCAGAGATCCCAGCACCTACAAGCTGGACTACTTGGACTATGATCCCAAGGCCAACAACATCAGCAAGATGGATGACTTACCTGTGTGGACAACTGGCTGTGACAGCAGCTACAGCTGGAGCACTCGCTATGGGCATCTAGCGCATCAGAGCACAGCAGAAGAGATCTGCGCTGATTTCCGCAGCAGGTTGCAGGGCAGCAGCTTCATACATCCTCGCAGCGGACAAGACGTGCATTTGGCATTCACTGGCGGTGAACCCATGATGAGCCAGACTGGCATCGTGGACATCATGCAGACTCTGCGCATGCAGAACGACAGTCCTCGACACATCACCATCGAGACCAACGGCACCCAAGCACCTCGCAAGGCATTCACAGATTTCTTCACCAACAAAGGCATGTACAACGGCGAACTGTTCTGGAGTTGCAGCCCCAAGCTGGGTACCAGTGGTGAAAAGTGGGACGATGCTATCATGCCAGCCATCGTGCGAGAATATCGCTTGATCAGCAACGTTGGTCAGCTCAAGTTCGTGCTTGACAAGAATCCCTTGACCTGGGACGAGCTTGAACGTGCAGTTGATGCGTTCCGCGCTGTAGATGTGAACTGGCCAGTGTGGATCATGCCAGTTGGTGCCACCAGAGAAGAACAAGAAGACGTGCAGATGTGGGTCACAGAAGAAGCGCTCAAGCGCGGCTACAATGTAGCAGCTCGCATACACTGCTGGATCTTCAGCAACGTGATAGGACGATAACATGAGCAAGATTCCATTCTCTTGGTTGCCAGCTAGCTGGGGGCTCAAGGGCAAGAGCCGAGAGCTAGCAGAAGCAGAATATTACCTAACCGGCTATGACTTAGACGTGGCCAAGGCACGTATCGAGCATGGGCTAGCAAGCCCAGAGTTCACCAAGAGCGTGCTAGATATCGATCTAGCCTATGGCAAGATCAGCGCATATGATCACGATACCAGATTGGCAGAGATAGGCAACACCGACGAGACTGCGTTGGCACTGGCCAAGCTGGATGTAGACCTCAAGCACAATAAGATCAGCGCACAAGAACATGAACGCAAGGTCGCTGACCTCAAGAATGAACCATACATGGCCATGCCCAAAATCAGCTGGGACCCAGTTGATCCCAGCAAGACTTTCTTTGAGCTGGATTACAATGATGCGTTCGTGCAATCGCTGCGATCCAACAGCTACCAGGGCACAGATGAGGACGTGATCAATCGCTGGCTCAACGATGTGTGCAACAGCATCCTGTCAGAGATGGCTCCAACCGATCCAGAATTCGTTAGCAACGTGCGGCGGATTCGCAGAGATGATGGCAAGACTGAGCACAGCTAACACCATAAATACTGTGTGAACCAGACACTTACCACACTTTTTGACAGCCCGGAATGGCCTTTGATATACAGGCAACAGGCCAGCCGTGGCATGCTTGACGAGCTCAAGAGCTTGCCCTATCCTGCCATTGGTATCGAGATAGGAGTAGGACTTGGCATGAACAGCTGGTACATGCTGACTGAATGTCCTAACATCGCCACCATCACCGGCGTGGATCACTATGCACCATACCACGACTGGGATAAACCGGTCACTCGCATAGAAGCAGAGGCCAACTACGCCATACTGCAGGCCAACATGCCACTCATGGGTGATAGGTTTAACTTCATACGCGAAGACAGCCAGAAAGCCGCAGCAATGCTGGAAGACGAAGCTTACGATTTCGTGTTCATAGATGGTGGTCACAGCATGAAACAGGTATTGGCAGATCTAGACAGTTGGGTTCCAAAAGTGCGTCCAGGTGGCTTGGTTGCTGGACATGATGCCAACCTATTCTCTGTTAACTTCGCAGTAACCAGCTGGGCCAAGGCACACGACATCCCAGCCAAGCAGGTGCGCATGGTTGCCAACGACGGTTGGTACTGGCGCAAATCTTAACAGTTGACACAGGCAGCAGCTATGCTATACTCAAAATGGAGGCGAGCATGGCAACTTATCTAATAATTGATACTCAGAACCTATTCATGAGAGTGCGCCATGGCATCAAGGCGCCCAGCACAGAGCTGCAGCTTGGCATGGCTCTGCACATTATATTCAACAGCATCAAGAAGGTATGGACTGATTTTGGCGGTAGCCATACGGTGTTTTGTTTGGAAGGTCGCAGCTGGCGCAAGGATGTGTATGCACCATACAAGGCCAACCGCAAGGTAGCAGCCGCGCAGCGCACTCAGCGAGAAGTTGAAGAAGATCAAGTTTTCTTTGAGAGCATGGATGGGTTCATCGAATTCATCAAGACCAAGACCAACTGCACGGTGCTGCGCCATCCAAACGGCGAAGCTGATGACATGATCGCCCGTTGGATACAGCTGCATCCAGATGACAAGCATGTGATCATCTCTAGTGACAGTGATTTCCAACAGCTGATAGCAGAAAACGTCATACTCTACAATGGCATAGCCAGCTTGCTCTATACTCACACAGGCATATATGATCAGGATGGTAAGATAGCAGTCAACAAGCAGGGAAAGCCCATGAGCGTGCCAAATCCCGAATGGCTGCTGTTTGAAAAGTGCATGCGTGGCGACGACAGTGACAACATCATGAGCGCCTTCCCTGGCGTGCGCAAGACCAAGCTGGAAGCAGCCTTTGAAGACCGGCATAATCGCGGATATACGTGGAATAATCTCATGCTTAGCAAGTGGTTAGATCACGAGAACGTAGAACATAGAGTGCGGGACGATTACGAGCGAAATCGCATGCTGATCGACCTCACGCAGCAGCCTCCGGACCTCATAGACAAGTTTGATCGTACCATCATTGACGAGGTCAACCAACCACCCAAGAAGCAAGTGGGCCTAGCGCTCATGCGTTTCTGCAACATCAATGGTTTGGTACGCATTGAAAAGAACGTGAATGACTTCAGCCCTACTCTGAGCGCATTATATGAGGGACAGCTCAAGATGGAGACGGCATGAGCAGCTTCAAGCTAAAAGAGATCACGGAAACCAGCTATCTTTTGGAAAAAGACGGCAGCAACACTGGTTTGGTAACCGTAACCGTGGATGGTTTCAAGGTCATTGGTCCCTTTGATCGCAAGCTGTTTGCAAATGCCGACGAGCTTACCAAATATCTAGGTGGCATGCTGACCATAGAGCCTCGCGAATCAGACGACGACAAGGAAGATGAGATAGGCCAGATCAACGGCTATCCGATCAAGCACAAGGCAGTGTTTGACGTTGAAGAAGGTGACATAGTTACCTATGCCAAGACAGCCAAGGGCAAGGCACGCTTTGCTGCAGGCTACTATGCTCTGGACTTTGAACACGGTTGGACTGGCAGCTACTGCCCACGCACGCAAACATTGGAAGAGAATGCGTTCATAGGACCGTTCAGGACCAAGCTGGAGATGCAGAATGCCATGGCACAGAAAAAGAGGATGTCAAAAGCATGAGCGACGAGATCAATCAGGTACGCAGCTTCTTGGAAAAGCATCGCATAGCTAAGATTTCCAACAGCAAGGAAATACGCCTCAACATGCACGAAGCAGACATGTTGGCATCCAGCATCTCTGTGCTGCTGGCAAGGCAATCAGAACTGGCAGACAAGGTGATAGATCTGCAATCTCAGATCATGAGCGCAGAGATCAAGCAGGACGGCGGCAGCTTCTGATCACTCTTAAATAATGAGTGAACAAGACAGATTGGCCTCATCAAGATCTCTGGGATCACGGACCCTATGGTCCTCTCAAATGGATCCAAGAGCATGGCATGGCCAGTGCTATTGTAACCAATCTACTAGACGAACAAGGTCCAGTAACTGAACAGGATCTGCTGGCAACTCGCAAAAGCCTGTTCGTGAACCAAGGTTGGCGATTGACACCAACTGGTACCAAGCTGTTCATGGACTGCTACAATCACTATAAAGCGCTGAGTGACGAGAACGAGATCATAACAGGTCGGGTACTGATAGGCATGGATAGGGCTGTGAGAGGTCCTTGGGCCTATCGAGGCAAGACCATCATCACTTTTGATGCAGCAGTTCACTTTGAGCTGCAGATGGTTGGTGGTAGTGCCAGAGCATTCGTGGAATTCAAAAACGCTTGACAGCCTAGCGAGATATGCTAACATGTGTGTATGAAATGGAAACATTCACAAAGCCCTGCACTGCCTAGCGATGACCCCTGCTACGAGGTCAATACAGAGCTGTGGTCAGCGTTCCGCGACAGCTTCCGAGACAGGTTTGGGTTTGGACCAGCAGAGAAACCGATCTACACAGAAGCGTTCTGCGCACAATGGATGGATCACGAGGTTCCAGTTGAGCAGTGATCGAGACTGGGGCTGGGCAGCCTATCTCTACAGGACCGTGATAGATGTACCAGATTTATCAGATCACGGCAACGTGCTCAGACGTTTCATAGCTAAGCACGACTACAGCATGGTCACGGCAGATGACACTGCTGTAGGCTGCGCTGCTCGCAAGCATTGGGCCATGAAATTGGACGAGATCCTAGCTGACACAGCTGACAAATATACCAGCGAGGGCTGGGCTATGGCCACAGGAAAACGCCCATTTATGCCTGCTTTTGGGGTTAGTTTGGTGCTTAGTTACTTGAAAACAATGGAAAAAATAACGGTTGACAGCCTATAGATCCATGCTATTGTGTGTGAACAACAGGGAGTATGCCTATGCTGTACACCATGGAAATCTACAAAACGGACAGACGCCTCAAAGCTGGCGAGCGCCTCTGCGGCAAGTACGAATATGATCGCCCAGATCTCGATGCCATGCAGCGCGAGGTCCGTGAGCTGGGATCGTTGTATCCTGCTGCGCAGGGTTATCGTTTTCAGATCCGCGAGACCTTGGTTACTCGCAAGAATCTGCTCACCGGACAGGAGTTCCAAGAGCGATACGACCGCCCATATCACTGCAGTCCGGCTAGCGAAAGCTACTGGAGCGCCTGATTTTTCCTATTGACACACCCTATAAACGTGCTATTGTAGCACATCAAACAGAGGAGTAAGCCAATGGCTACAGCTACTAAGAACCGCGTTCTCGAGAACACGGGTATCTCTCCGTCCCGCCTTAAGATGGCGTTGCAACACAGCATCAACCGCAAGCGTCCAATCTTCGTTTGGGGCCCTCCGGGCATTGGTAAATCTGATATCGTTGCTGAGGTTGCACGCGAACAGAATCGCCCGTTGATCGACATCCGCTTGCCGCTGATGGAGCCAACGGACGTGCGCGGTATCCCTTATCTCGCTGAGGTCAAGGTCTATGACGCAGAAGGCAACTTGGTGCGCGATGAACAGAATGTGCCGCTGACCGAGAAAGTGTTCAAGTGGTCCAATCCGTCGGACTTGCCCACTGACCCCAACAGCCGTGCATTGGTGTTCTTTGACGAGATGAGCGCAGCACCGCCCAGCGTTCAAGCAGCTACCTACCAGGTGATCCTCAATCGCAAGATTGGCACTTACGAGCTGCCCAAGGACGTGGTGATCGTTGCTGCTGGTAACCGCGTGAAAGACAAGGGTGTTGCATATAACATGCCCATGCCGTTGGCCAATCGCTTCTCGCACGTCACGCTGGACGTCAGCATCGACGACTGGAAAGAATGGGCACTGCTTAACCGCGTGCACAAGGACGTGGTGGGTTATCTCAGCTTCCAACCCAACGACTTGATGAACTTCCAGCCCAGCACAGACAGCTATGCGTTCGCTACGCCTCGTTCGTGGTACTTTGCGTCAGAGTTGCTGCAGGAGCCTAACAAGGACGGCGACATGGTAGACGTGCGCTTGCCTGACGAAGTCTTGGGCGATCTCATCAAGGGTACAGTTGGCGAAGGTCCAGGCATCAAGTTCATGACCTATCGCAAGCAGGCTGCCAACTTGCCCAACGCCAAGGACATCTTGGAAGGCAAGGTCACCAAGCTGACCAGCAAGCAGATCGACGTGATGTATGCGCTGACCACCGCGCTGTGCTATGAGCTCAACGATGCTGCTAAGAATGCCAAGACAGATTCTAAGGCAGACGATGCATTCCAGAGCAAGGTAGACGTGTTCTTCCGCTTCATCATGGACAACTTCGAGGACGAGCTGGCTGTGATGGGTGCCAAGACCATCTTGGGTACCTACAAGCTGCCTATCAAGGCACCTAAGCTCAAGAACTGGACTGAGTTCTGCAAGCGTTACAGCGATCTCATCCCTGCTATCTAAATAACATACAGGGCGTCAGCTTAGTGGTTGACGCCCTCGTAATACGTGCTATTATGGTTCATCGGAGGTACACTCATGTCATTTCAACGAGATCCAATCGCCAAGAAGATCAGCCAAGCACGCTTAGAACTGCTGTTCAAAGCACCGTTCTTTGGCACGCTCACCATGCAGCTGCCGCTGGTAGATGCCACTGATGCAGGATGGTGCACCACAGCTGCCGTTGACGGCCGCAACATCTATTACAACCGCGATTTCTTCAAGGACCTCGACGTAGACGAGGTCAAGTTCGTGCTGTGCCACGAGGTGCTGCACGTTGCGCTTGATCATTTTGGTCGCCGCACGCACCGCGACCCCAGCTGGTGGAACATGGCCAACGACTACGTGATCAACGGCATGCTGGTAACAGATAAGATCGGTAAGATGCCTACCAAGAAGGTCGCCGACGTTGACGAGAAGGGCGAGACCAACCAGCGTGTGGGCCTCTACGATGACAAGTATCTGGGTTGGACTTCTGAGGCAGTGTATGATGACCTCGAGAAGCGCAAGGTCAAGAAGCAGATGACGTTAGACGTGCATCTCGAGCTTGGTGCAGACGGCAATGGCAAAGGCAAGGGTC